AGCATATAAAAATAATCTTGCGGCTCTTGGGTCTAATTGTTGTAATTTATCTCTAACTAAAAGAGGATTTGGATAAACAGCATGGGTCTGTGCTTGATTTCCAATTAATTGAACAGGAAAACTGTTTTTATTTTGTGGATTAAGAGCAAATAAAAATTTATTATTTGCATGAGATAAATAATATCTTTTATCGGCAAAATTAGAGTAAGTAATGGGTCTTATTCCTCTCATTCCAATTGGTAATTGAACACCTAATGAAGCCTTCGGATATTTATTTTGATGAAGTTCACCATTCATTTCAGGATAAGCACAATAGGTATCTGCATAGTAATTAAATATAGCATCATCAGCATAAAATGGAGTTATGTCGTTATTAGCAATAAAATTAACCAAAGTATTATTTTTTTCACCAATCACTCCTTTTTCTAAATTAAATATTCTATGCGGTTTATTTCTATATTTAAAAGCAGAAGTAAGAGGGTCTAGGGTTATATTATTTGTATAATTTAAATCATAGTTGTATAGTCTTGGACTGTATAGGTTTTGTGTCGGGGAAACTAAATCAATCAATCTGTTATTTTGTAAATGACCGCCATTTATTAAATGCAAAGACCGAACTGTATTTCCATGTTCATTTAAATATCCTATTAAATCACCGCTTGTTAAACTAACTGCTCTATCTAAATAAATGTGAACAGTATCAACACCATCACTTGAAGCGATAACATCATCACCCATATATCTTCCAATAAAATTATTATTTGAGAATAGAGGTTCACCCACTTTTAAAGTTCTAATTTTTGAAATATCAATCGCTTGGGGGTTGGAACTTAATTGTATTCTTTTATTAGAATTACTATAAGAACCAAAACTACCAAGTGCAACTATAAGACTAAATTTTGAATTAATATTACCAACAAAAGGATATTCAAAATTTGATAAGTTTTCTACTTCTCTTCCTAATGTTAAAGGCATATAAGGAGCAAGTTTAACTGTTTTACCATTCGTATTTTCTGTTACATCAAGTATTGTAAAATCAATTAAAGTATTTACCGTTGGAGCATCAAACCCGCTTAAAAGTGTTTGAAAGGGCAAATCCTCTATTATTGATTCTACACCCTGTATATTAAAACCTAAAGCGTTAGCATCATCATGTTCCGAAAGTCCAACTAATTTTGAACCTTCGGTGTATTGACCGGAATGACTACCGTTTAATCTATTACCTGTTTTAAAGTATAGACCTTTATTACTTGCTCCTGCTAAACTCGCAACAGAATTAGTATATCTGTTAGAAGCCAATGCTTTTCCGAGAACATAATTTCTATTAGTTTCTTTATAGATAAGTCTTGAATCATTATTTCCGGCAATTCCACTCTTAAAGGAAGGGTCTTGAACAAGAACAAATGAGGTAGTAGTTCCCCCTGCTTGCACTTCACCGATATATCCTCCCCTATTCCATAAATGGTCGCCAGCGACTAAAGTTTGAGCAGAATCAAATGTTATACTTGGCGAACTTTCAGTCCAAGACGCATAGCCGACTTCTGCTACATTATTGAATGGGCTTTCTGCTGATAAAATAATATCCGAAGAAAATGAAGTATTTTTATTAACAATAATATCAACCATTTTTGATAATGTATTCCTACCTTCAACTTCAAATGTGGTTTGGTTGTTTTCTAATTTTTTACTTATTTCTTCAACAAATCCGAAAAATACTTGATAATTTAATAGTAGTTCTCCAAAAACATATCTAAAGGCAGTTTCATTATCTAATAAATTATTTTCAAAATTAATAGTTAAAAGTCCATAATCTTTATCTGCATTAGTAATGAAATTTCCCATTCTGCAATAAAAATTTTTATATTGATTAGAAAGAATAATACCATTTAATTTATCTAATCTATCCGAAGGAATTTTAGCAGAAGTAAAGAAAGTGCTATCAACAGGATTTAATCTTCTTCTATATACTTTTGTTCCTTCTGTAAAAACTAAACCAAGACGGGTGGTAAAGTTTGATTGTGTTTCTAATCTTCCTATTGGGTGAGTTCCAAATATAGTGTTTAAAGTAATTCGGTTTGTAGAAGAGATGCTATTAACAATACATATCATATTTCCTATTAAGATTTCATTACCTGCACTAAAATACAAATTAGGTCTTTCTACTTCACCCCTTAATGTATAAAGTAATCCTACATTAGATTCAATTTCACCAACTTCAACCCAATCATTTAAATTTTCTTCGCTTAATTTTTGATTAACAAATAATCTATCATTATTAAATACTTTATTTGATAAATTTTTAGTGCTATCAATCATTTTAATTGAAGCATAACCTGTTTTTACATCAAAAGAATCAATAATATTTATTTCATATATAGAGGGCATTCTATTATTTTCTTCCGGTGAAAAATTATAATATACATATCTTTTTGGCCCTGTTAAATCTAAAGAAGAAGCATCATCATTAGCATCTCTTCTTGCATTAATAAAAGAATTATTGTAGGTAGTTGTTGTAGCGTATGTAGAAGATAACAAAGTGCTTTCATTACTTGTAGCAATATCAGGGTCGTCTAATAATTTTAATTTATCTTCTAATTTTATATTATAAGTAAATTTGCTGTAATCTATTATTTTATATCTATGGTCTGCAACAGTTGTAAAAGCGTGGTTGATAGTATTTACAACTATTGCACTACTTCCACTATAACTTGTTAAATCATTAGTTATATTTGATTTTAACATATATTTAGTATTGTGATTTAATTCTCCTTTTTTATCTAACTTATCGTCATAAAAGTAAAAATATGGTTTTGCTATGTTTAACATAGTTGTATCTTTACTTATTCCAGCAGAAATAGCAACTATTTTATTTAAACTTGAAACAGGCGGCCCTTTAAAAATTTTAAATTTAACTCCTTTTGGTATTTCATCACCCATTCTTGGAGAAAAGGTAAAACCATCGCCCGCAACATCATTAGTTAATACTGAAGTTATCTTCGCAAAATGATACATTAACTCATTATCTGAATGTATTAAAACATAATACTCATAATTGCTTAAACTGTTTGTGCCTGTTGGGTTAAAATTGACCCCGTTCCCTGTATTGTTATCAAAGCATCTAAGAGCATAACCTTCAGTAATGTGCAAATTAGTAAATTCTGTTAAAATATTGCCTAAACCTGTTCCTCTTTTAAATTCATCATTTGAGATAGTTCCATCTTCATAAATAATAGTGTATAATTTATCACCATTTGCATAACTATTTAATGTCATTTTAGGATTCGTGGGAACATCATAATAATCATTCCCTGCCGCAGTTGCATTATAGGAGGAAGCAACACCACTAATAGTTATTGTCGGCATTATTCATCAACCTCTTCAAATCTTAGATACATCAAAGTATCATCAAAAAACGGAAACAAAGAATTGGTATAAGTTATATTTTTTCTTGTTCCTCTTTCTAATGACATTTCATGAATTTCTCCCATATATTGAGAAGCGACAGATGCCGTAGTTGCACCATTAGTAGTATTTCTTCCAATCAAGCAATCGCTTCTATGAAATTCAAATGTTCCTGCCGTGTTGTGTTTAGCAGAAAGAGCCAAGTTTCTATTGTAAAAAATATTTATTCTATTGTCAAATTCATTATAAACAACCGCTACATGGTGCATATTCTTAATATATTTTGGCTCTTTGAAAGGCTCAATATATATTTCACTTCCATTAGCAATATCAGCATTATAAGCAGGAATAGTTATTGTAATATCATTATTGTTATTTACACTCCCTATTCCACCATTTGCTATTGCGCCTATTTCGGTAAAATTAAAACCATCTCTAACAAATAATTTTTGTCCTTCAAAGAAAGTTGATGCGGTTCTTGAGCCATTCAAGGTTATTACTAAACTTGTTCCTCCTGCATTAAAAGTGGCGTTTGTTATACCCACACTTTCATATTTTAATTTACCATCGGCATCAAATCCGGAAAAATTAAAATTATTATCTGCATCACCCTTTAACCAAGACTTATCCGATACTGCACTAATCACCGTTCCTGTTTCAAAAGACTGATTAACCCCGCCTATTTTCATATCCACCTTGATTTTATATTCGGCAGGTTGATTGTTGTTAGTAGTTGTAGTATTTTTTAAAGACACAGTTAGATTAGCATTATGAAAAAGAATCATACTATGTGTATATCTGTTCGCAGTTGTTAAGTATTCTTCACTTAACTTATTTGAACCGCCTTGAGGCATTACAAAATCGCTAACTTGTTGTGCGCTACGGCCTCTTAATCCCCCTGCACCCATTCCATTAATATCATAAGGAGTAAATATCGCTTGATAAATAAAAGACCCGCTATGACCCCATAGACCGTAAGGAACATCATCTGTTGTATCATTATTATTAGCGAAATCAACAATGTTATCTGCATAACTGATATTTATATGAGCATTACACATAATGGGAAACACTATGCTTCTTTGTTTTCCTACATAAATATCATACATTTAAATCGCCTCATGGGAAAATAGTAGCCACTCTAAAACTCATGTTAAATCCGACTTCTAACGGTTGTTCCGCATCTAATGTAAAACCAAATTGTTCAATAAATCCGGTTAATCCTGTGGAAGTATCGTCTTCTGGAAAATTAGCAGGTAATGGAACTCTCGCATTATCTTTTTCTAATGCTGCGCCTCTTGAAGCAAAAGTAAATGGTATTTTTACTACTCCGTTTTGTCTCTCAACATAATTTGCATCAATATTTGACTCAATTAAGAAAACTAACTCATTGAAATTTTGATAATGAGCCAAACCCGAAGAATCAACTCCCGATGCAATTAATTGAGCCAATTCCTGTGCGGTCATATCTATTGCAGTAAAATTTGGTTCTGTTCCTGTATGGCTTCTTCTAATTCTACCACTTGTAATTATTCCTTGAAGTGATATGCTTTTATTCGCCATTCCTAAATCAACTGCAATTGTTTCCGATTGACCCCTTGCTATGCTTGAAAGAGGAACGGGTATTGCCGGAACTGTTCTGCTAACATCAACACCGATTGAAGTTACTTTAAGAGGAATAGTATCAATTTGATTACTGTCTCCTTGATGAGCATTTAATTTCAAGAAAACATTATGTGTTGTATCTGCTACATCTATTGGCATTTCATCACCTTATCCCTGACATTCCCGTATTTCTATTAATACTATTATTTACTAATCTTCCGACTTTTTCTGCTATTCTTCGCATTTCAGCATCGGAAGTATCTTTAGCGTTAATTGTAATATTTATGGTATTATTGTTATTAAGAGAATTACTTCTTGTCATTTGTTTTGTTCGTGTATTTGTATAAACTTTTGAACCTGCGGGTAATTTAATTAATTCCGGCCCATTTTCTCCAACAAGAGTTGTTTCACCAATTCCAACGATTCCTCCGGTGGCTCTACCCGTTACTTTATCTCTTATACCGCCAAAGAACTTTTTAACTCTCTTTTTAGGATTTAATTTTTCTATTCCATTTTTAATTGCTCTAATAATGCTTAATATGGGGTCAATAGCCATTGTTATCACCTTAAGTATTATTGCACCCACGACCACCGCCAAAGCAACAGGCCAGCCGAAAAATAAAGCGGCAATAATACCAACAATTGCTAATATAACTTTAAAATTTTTCAAAAAGCCTTTCCAACTTGAAAACATTTCTTTGAAAAATAAACCTACTCTTTTAATGGCGTGTCCTATTCCAGCCATAAGTAAAGTTCCAACTGCCGCTAAAGCCGCCAATGCTAATCCTAATAATGTTCCAAGAATACCTAAACCTATCTTAAGTAATCCATCAATAGCATCGGTCATCGTTCCATCACCAAAAAATGCACCAAATACTTGTTTTACACCATCAAAGATTAAACCGATTGCGCCCATTGTAAATCCTATTATCGGAGCAAGAACTTTTATTATAGTTCCAATAGTATCTTTAATAATTGGCCCGAATATCTTTACTAAGGCTAAAATTCCCAATATTGCTATGCTTACATATATAAAGCCCATCATAAATACTTTTAGGGCTTGTCCAAGCATAGGAAGAATTTGCTTAAACCCTTTTCTTAACTTATTAATTCCTTTAAAGAATGGATGCTTTTGTAACATTTTATCTAATGCGGCTTCTCTCATTTCTTTTAGAACATCTAATTGTTCCTCAAGTCCTTCTAATTTTAATTGGTCTTTATCAATTTCCACAATAGCCGCTTCTTGATTCTTTACTGCTTCATTTTTATCTTTTGTTGCGGCATCTATATTAACATCTTCTTTGGCTATTTCTTTTTGCATGTCTTTTGTTAATTTCAACTTTTCAGCCATATTTTCTGCTGAAGCAATTTGCGAGTTAAAGTCCTTTTGTATTTTCTTTTTTGCTTTCTCGGACTGTTTAATTCTTTTATTGCTTGCGCTGATTGTTTTTTCTGCGTCAGCAAGTGCTTTTTTACCTAACTTTATATTGTCTTTTTGCAGTTTAATTTCATCTTTAAGAGCAAGTTGTCCTTTACTCTTAAGTTTAAATCCTTCTATTTTTTTCACAGCATTTTCTCTTTTTACAAGCAATTGATTTAATTCTTCTTCTCTTCCTTTAACTTTTTCAAGTGCGGCAAGTTCAGTTTTCATAAGTTCTAATTGTTTAGCGGTTGTGTCTATTTTATTTGTGTTTATATTAGGTTTATAATTTGCTATCTTTTCTTTGAGTTCTATTTCTCTTTTAGCCGCCTTTTCCGCAGTTTCTCCTATTCTTTCCATTTCTTCTTCTATTTTTTTAACATCTATGCTATCAATAATCTTTTGAGTTCTACTTATGGCTTTGTCATATTTGACAGTTCCTACATCAAATTCAGCATTATGTTTTTTATATGAATCCCCTAAATTTACTAATTTTTTTCTATACCCTTGTAATCCTTTAGTTCTTATTGAATTTATTTCTTTTTCGCTTTTCATTATTAGTTGTGCATTTTCTTGTTGCATTATTCCTCCAACATCAGCAAATTTAATTACCGCTTCTAAGTCTCTTGCATAATCATCTTTAGCCCCTTGTAGTTCTTTTTGCACCTTTGTTTCTTCTGTTAATAATTCATTTAGTTTTCTTTGTGCATCAACCTTTTTAAATCCAGCCGCAGGGTTTCCTCCCGCTATTGATTTTTCAATTTTCTTTAGTTTTTGTTCTGCTTTAATTACTTCTTCACCCAATGAACTAAAAGAAGATTGTAAAGCAACAACATTGTCATCTTTAACTCCTTCTAATGCTCCTAATTCTTTTTGTTTTTGCTTTAAAGCACCTTGAGATACATTAGTAATATCAAACTTTCTCGCTGTCTTAACAGCCTCTTTTAATTGTTTTACTTGGAGTTTTTTAGTAGGAGTTAAATTTAATAAAAAATTCTTAGCAAAAGACTTTTTAATTTTTTTAAATGGAGATTTTAATTGTTTAAGTTCATGTCTTGCTCTATGCTTTAATTGCCCTTTAGTAAAAAATATATTAGAAAAAGAATTTTTCTTTAGTATTTTTCTTGCATCTTTCATATCTACATCTATTCGGGTAACTAATGGCTTAGAAACAGTCTTTGTTAGTTTTTGGAAGCCCCTAAATGCTTTGACAAAAATGCTATCGGGAACTTCTAATTCTGCTAATCTTTCAATCAAACCATCAAGTTCTTCTCCTTCTTCTGCAACCTTTATTGCTTCTTTTAATAGTTCAACTTCTGCTCTTGCGGCTTTTCCGTCAGTAAAAAATCTTCTGTATTGGCTTCCTGCTAATTGTAGCATTGAAGAAAATTTATTTAGCGTTCTAAATGTTCCGGCTGGCATAAATCCATATAAAAATTTACGGGCTTTGGCTACTTCAATTCCAAAAACAGTAATTTCTTCTCTACCGCTTGATATAAATTCAGCCAAATACTCAAAGGCGTTTCCGCCCATTTTTGTATATGTTGAAAAAGATTTAAAACCCAAATTAAACTTATCATTGGTTTTATTTAGTTGCTTGATACTTTCACTTACAATAGTCGTTCTTTTATTGAAAGTAGTCATTTTTTTTCCGGCTTCGCCAAGTGCGTCTCCAAATCTATTTACTCTAAGACCTGTTTTTTTACTAAATAGTTCATCTTCTTTTTTAGCGTTTTCTCTATATGATAATCCCAAAGCGTGTTGAGCCTTAGTTACTTCATTTACCTTTTTAGTAATAGCAGGAACTTTTGTTTCCATGTTGCCTAATGATTTCATAAAAAGGTCAATACTGCCCGTTAATCCAAGTATTGACTTGTTTAATTGGCGTATTTCGGACATATTAATCACTTATGTTTTTTCATTTGCTTATCCATTTCTTCGGATTCTATTTCTTTAACTGCGCTGTGAACGGCTAACAAGTCCATAACTAACCCTGCTGGCATTTTATATATTTCAAGGGGGCTTATAGATAATGCTTTCGCTAATGTATATACAACGATTAATGAAGCGTCTTTAGGTTCGGCTTTACCTCCCCTCATTACCCGCTTCAATCTTCGTTTTTTTCTTCATCCCCCGACATTGAATCAAGAGGATTTGGTAATACTTCTTTTAATTGATTACCCACATAAGGAGTTAATCGGAGAATATCTACGACACTAAGATGTGGTTCGGTTTTTGCTACAAAGTTTTCGACCATATACCTAAACATAGCATTTAAATCAATATCCATGCTTTGTGTTTTAGGATTTATTTTCATAAGGCTATTTACTGCCTTATCTACTTCAAGCCATGAGGGTTCTTTTACCCATACCTTGAGGTATTCATCACTTTCGGGTGCTACTTTAACATAATGTAGCGTAGGTTCTGTAAGTGTAAATAATACACTTTTATCTTTTACAATTTTCTTATCGTCTAACATATTCTCCACCTTTTATACCAACAAACAAACAAACGGTGTTGGTGGAATATTATTCTGCTGATTCAGTATTAGTTTCTTCCATAGCCTTTGATTTCTTTGGTTTCTTCTTCTTTGCTGATTCAGCCTCTAATTTCTTTTTCAAAATTAATGCTCTTTTATCTTGCTTAGTATAAATTTTAATCACCCCAATAGAACATTATCTGTTACAACTGAACAAGCATGTAGATTTCTTGGCTTAATTGTTGAACTAAAAGAAATCGGCCCTTTATCGTCAGGGATAGTAATTTCAGTTGTGTCAAGGAAATAATCTTTAAAGTCTAATGTAATTCTTTCATTTGTATCGGGCTTTGTGAAAACAAAAACTACATGATTTGCACCTGTGTTTTCTGTTTCATTTAGCATTTCTTTGAATAATGAATCATCAGTAACTACTGCTTCAAAAGTAATTTCATAAGAGCGTTGTGCAGGAATACCTTCTTTCATATCCCTGTGTCCACCCATATATCTTTTATCCATCAAGTTATTATTCATAGTAATACTTACTGAATTAACTTTCAAAAATTGTTGGCCAAATGCGCTAAATGTTCCTTGTGAAAAGAAGAAAGGTGCGCCATTAGCCAATCCTGCATTAAAGTTAAACAAATTAGCATTGTTTGTTTGACCTGCTCTTGAAACATAATCTGTTTGTAAAGAGGCAGAAGCATATAAATCACTAATACTATCAACTACTCTTGCATTAATATCCATATTCATTTTTAATTCTTCACCTTCTGCGGCTTCTATTGTTAATGAATTAATACGGCAACCTCTTGCGATTCTAACAAAGTTATTAGATTCATCAAGAGGGCTTGGACTTGCACCAATATTTGCGTTTGTAGTCAAACTTGCAGGGTCTTTAGCCATTGATTGTTCCATACTAAATGAAGGCAATTGGTCTGTATTCAATTCTCCAAAAGTATATGTAATTAAGTTGCTTGAACCATTTGTTCGGGCTAATGCTTGAACTGTTCCCGTAGCAACTAAACTGTGGTCTAATGGAGGAACAACAACATTACTTCCTTTTTGTGTTCTATAAAATAATGGGCCGGATTGATTAATACCGCTTGCACTACCATTTGAACCTTCAATAAACACAACATCATTTTCTTCTTCTGCGGAATTAGCAGTTGTAGAAATTTCAACGGGTTCTTCATCTGCTAAACTTGCACCACCGACATTTTTTAAAGCAAAACCACCAAGAGCGTTTGCGGTATAAGTAATTGCTGAACAAGCACCTAATGTATAATATAGCCATACTCCGGTATTTGCGACTAAAGCAAGAGAACCATTATCAGCAGTTCTAATTCCTTTGTATTGGAAAGTAAAGTTTCTTGTTCCACCAAGACCAAGATTCATTTGTTTCAATTCTTGGCTTAAATTAGGAAATGTGACTGATTCCATCAATCCCAAGTAATTATCTCCTAATAGAGTCTGCCTACCGCCAACTTCGGGGTGTGGTGAAGGAGAACCATATGCTCTTAATAGTGCATAAGCAGGAGTTCCCGAACCAACATTACTTGATAGAGTAATAGTATCTACTGCGTTTGAAGCAACAGTATGGCTTGAAATGAGAGCGTTAGCGGCAGTATAAATATCAATATTACAACCAATGTAAATATTAGGAACAAATTTAAAAACCGCATCAAAAGCATTATCCGGTGTTACTGTTACTGTTGATACTCCGCCACCCGTTCCATTAAGAGGAATATAAATATCCTGTTCGGGTATCAATGTTGTGCTTGCTCCACTTCCTAAAAAAATTTCGTTATTTACCATATTATCGCTCCCCTTTCCTTACTAACTTACGAGGGAATGTTTAATGCATATCTTTTTGCTTCTAATGTAATCTTATATCCGAAAAGCCGTTTTGCTCGGTCATTACTTTCACTTCTTGCGCCTAAAAATAATTGTTGAAATTTAGAACCGTCGTTTGCAGTATAACCATGCCTCTTGCTTTCAATCACTCTACGCAATATCAAGTATATAGACATTAGCCTATCTTTTCCGTATGAAGAATCTAATCCCGCCCTTTCATCATGTAATACTCTTATGTGTAAAGTAAATGTATATGATTCATTTCTAACATCATAAGTTACAGTTGGATATTCAATATTTTGTGAATCTTCAAAAATAACAATTGTTGCAGGGGTTCTGCTTAAATCAACTCTTACTCCCTTATTAGCAGTAGTTGTTCTAATATCAATAAAATCCGGAATAATTGCATGGGAAACATCAATATCTCCCGAACTAACTAATGCAGTAGCATTAGACGACCATTGAGTTGATAATAGGTCTATAAGAAGAGAGACTTCATCAATGACAATACCTCCTGTTCTATTGTTTTGTTGATATATCTATTATATGATTGTAATGCATTCTCCATTACTTCCTTATCACTAAATGAAATATCATAGCCTAATTGTTCGGATAATTCTTTCATAGCAAGTTGTCTTTCCTTTTCTATTTCATATAACTCATGGAGTTTTTTAACATTTATTTCAACTGCCATGTTAATCAATCCAAGAAATATACAAGGTCGCCTTTACCCTTTAGAATATCCATTCCCTCTTTTCGGAGTATATCATATTTTTCTTTAGTAGAAATATTTGCTCCTGTTTCTGCAATTAATATGCTTTGGTCGTCGTGCCTTATTATTTCAGCCGAAACTAATTTTGTAGCGGCCTCATGTATAGCAGAAGGAACTCTACCATCACCTGCAACATAAGAAACTATTACAGAATTATTAGCATGGAATGGATAATCATTGAAAAAGAATATTCGGCCTTCTTCACCAATTGTCCAAAAAGAACCAAGCCTATTCAAATCTTCTTTGTCTGTAAAATCAACAAGATTACAAACTGTTGGTATTGTATCTGTTGCAGTAAATGTAAGAGCATTTGTTCCACTTGCTGACGCTGGCGCACTTAATACAACATTTGTTCCATCTGTAATTGAAGCAATAGTAATTGTTCCTGTGATGCCTGTTCCGCTAACAGTCATACCAACACCTAATTTAGATGAATCCGCAACAGTAAGAGCAGTTGATGAGTTAGCAGTAGTGCATGATTGTTTTATGGTTGCTTTTAATACACAATCTGCCCCATCATCACCGGAAAGTAGGGAGGAAATGAGAAGTTGCTTGCTATTATTCTTATCTTTTGAGGCATAGAAAAAGTCGGAAATGGATAGATTAGAAGAGGTTAGAGCCTTTGGAGCAGTTGCTCCTGTAAAAGAAGATGTAGCAGAAGGGAAGGATTCATTGATTAGTGCAGTAATCTCATCATTAGTGGTTTTTAATCCAAATGTATTACAAAATTCACTATTTGCTAAATCAGTTATGTCATTCTCCGATAACAACTCAAAAGATACACCGCTATTTGGTAGTTGTAGTATTATTGAATTTAAATCTCTAAAATTATCAAGAAGATGTATTTTTGCTTGTGCTGATGCTAACTCTTCATATGAACCGCCTTGCCAAACTAATAAGGAAACTATTTTTCTAACTTTCATTTGTTTTAGTTGAACAAATCCAACATGGCCACCAAAGTATGTTTTATGTGGCCTTCTTGAAAACTCAAAGTTATGGTATTCGTCTTTAGTAATAATTGGTCTAAAGGAACGCTTGACTTTATCATCAATAATTCCTTCAACTCTTTTTATTATATTTCCAACTTGAGCAACTGTTGGATAAGTGCTATTTGAAAAAGCAGGTATTTGTAATAGATTAGCGACTTCTGTTGCATTAGTATAAAATCCCCTGCCTTGTGAATAGTCGGGATTTATTTCGGTAAAGTCGCTTGGCGATATGGTTGTTCCCATCGTTATCACCCAAATATTTTCTTTAATCTTCTAACATTTCTTTTTAGTTTGTTAATTTCTTTAGACAAAGCCCTATTACCTGCCCCTCTTCTAAATGGATTCAAATTATATTCACCATGATTAACTACATATATTTTACATTCAACAAAAGCATTCGCAAATAGTTCTTCTGCATTAAAAGAATTAATTGAGTCATATTTGTATTCTTGGCCACCGTAAGTTTCCATGCCTCTTATATTAGCCCCCGAAACTCCTTCCTGTGTTTCAAGAACTTGAAGATTAGTCTTGTAATTCTTTTTATCTTCATTAGGTAGTGCTTGATAGGTTAATTCGGAAATAGTTTCTCCGGTTTCTTTATGCTTAAATGCCTCTTCTGTTAATTCCATTATTTCTTCGTCTGTTAATGGTTTAGAAACTAATTTGTATTTTTTTCTTTCTTCAATAGGAAGGGCTTTGTATTTTTCCGGTGTTATTCTTTCTTCCGGATTTTTTTTATTTTCAGCATATCTTGTTTTTGAGTATTTTGCATCTTTTGTTTTTGTCGCTAGTGCGGTGGCTCTAAATGTATCTATATTCTTTCGTCTTGTTTTAATATTAGCCAGTATCTTTGCTGTAAATACTGTTGTTGGTTCATCAAGATACGGTTTTAATATTCTTAAGAATAAGTCTTGATTTTCTAATATAAATTCTTTTGATTCATCAAGTAAGTCTAAAACTATATTATTCATTGTTTCGCTTGGTTGCTTAAAATGATAATATTGTTCACCTAATATAATAATATCTTCATCTAACATTTCTTGAGTTCTTTTTAAATCCTTCAATGCGACTAAGAAAGCCATTTCACTTTCTAAACCTTTACCTGTTATTTTGGTAGTAATTTGTTGTCCTTCATCTCTTTCAAATTTATCATCAACTAATTTCATTGGTGTTAATACTGTTCCTTTAAACAAAGCCCCTATCTTTTTTAAGTCTTTATCGGACAAATCAAAAGCATGTTCTATAACTTCCGTTCCTACTTTTAATTGCGATGATTTCGGTTTAAAAGTAGCGGTCTGTCCTGTTGTTTCAAGAATATAATCGGCCTTTTCTGCCATTATTTTCCCTTCATCAATAGAAGGAAATAGTATCTGTATATGTGCATCTAATCTTGCATCTTGTTTTTTGTATGCTAAATTCCAACCATCGCCTTGTGAATTAACTCTTAATCTAACATCATCGTCAATATATTTTTCTAAATCTCGACCATATCCAAGCGTAAATTCATCTTTAGGAAACTTCTCTTCAAAAGGGAATGGTGGTAAATTAACTTCGCCTTCTTTAGCAAATTCAAGCGCACCTGCGCCTTTTAATCTTGTTAATACTTTAGCATCAGTAAGGTTTTCAATTTTTTGGTCATCAATAAAATCTATATTGGCTTGATTAGTTTTTGTTTCTTTTTTACCTGACCTTATAGTTGAAAATTGTTTCCAGCCATCTTTATTTTCTAAAAGTGGTTTTAGAGGCTGTTGTAAAACTTCCTCATAAATTTTTTTAAATTCACCCATAAACTCTTGTTCATTTAAACCGCTACCTTGAACACTTTCTTTTGCTCGCTTAATTTTAACCACAAAACTTCTATCCCCTGTGGAAAGAAAATCATTCATTTCCGTCTTAAGAAAGTTAGCGGAATTTGGTAAGGATAAGTTTTGATTACCCCATCTAAAAGCGACCATATTTATTTCCCCCTCACATTAGCCATTTAGCCCAAGCCGCACCTTTCTGTATTGCCGAACCTAATCCTAAACCGCTTTGTGGGGGTTCATAACTCATTTGTCCTTGAGCATCTATCCAATATGGCCTACCATATCCATCTGTTCCCGAAGGCGGAATAGGATAACCACTACCATTATTCATAGCATTATTCATTTGATTAAATTGTTGAGTATTTCCGGTTACATTTGCTAATGCCATTCCTGCTGATGGTTGTTGCATATTTCCTCCACCGCTAAATCCTTGTGATTCAAGATACTGTTGTTTGGCTAATTTTCTTTGATTAACTACTTCTGTATTAATTGCAGAATTTAACAACTTTTGAATATCTAAATCAATATTTTCTTGAGTAATTTTCTCAAATTCTCTCATAGCATCGGCATTAATTGTTATAGAAGAACCGTTAGATGTAAATGCTAATTTACTAAGCATTTGAGAAACAACTCGCTGAACTACATCTTCCATTAGTTTTTCAAGAGCAGTTAAGAAATGCTCACCATGATATTGAAAGAACTCTTCAACATGGTTATCTTGTAAAGATAGTAAGTTATTTACATTCTTGAATTGTTGGTCGCCTTGTGCTTGAACTGCGTTCATTACTGTTCCATTACTTGTTCCTAATAATCCCATAATTAATCCTCCTTATTTTCTATTGGTTCTTCGTTTGTTGCCTTAATATTGTGCTTTAGCATTAGATGATTCATTCTGTCTGTCATTATGTTTATTTCTGTAATTAATCGTATTACTTCATCGGTAGCCGTCTTGTTATCTGCTAAAGCGGGTGGGGTTATAAACCAACCTGCGTTAGTTAATGACAAAACATCTTCTCTTGTTAAACTTTTGATTGGGCCACTTTTTAGTATCTTTGGCATTTTAGGTTTAAACGCTTTAAAATCTAATCCATGTTTATCTGCAAGTATTTGTTGTTGTAGCATTTCTAACTGCATATAATGTGATGCGTGTTTAGGACAATATGTTCCTCTTAGTGGCCTTCCTTTAATTACTCCATCTAAAGGAATAGGTGGCCTCATGTAATCTCCTTGTTCCCAAATATGATGATACCCGCAAACTACGCACCTATCTTTTAAATTAAATTTTTTACCATATTTAATTCCTATAAATTTTTTAGGTTCTGCTTTTAACACATTAATAAGTTCCTTTTGTTGTTTCTTTGGTTTAAAAGTTATAAACTTATATTCTTGAACAACCCCACTTGCCCTTGCTTGTTGTAAGGGGTTTAATGTTGGGTTAAACTGTTGCGGTGCATTTTGTCCTATCAATTGGTTATTATACATTTTCTATACCTCAATAATCTTTTATCATCGTCATTACGCCTCTATATACCATTTCGGGGTCGGATTTTGCCGATACTATATATTTGAAACAAGGTATTCCCTTGTCGTTCAACTGTCTCATTCCATACTTAAAAGGTTCAAATATTTTATGTTTATCTATGGTTTGGCCTTCTTCTAATGGATATTTTTCTCCCCATATGTCATATTTATTAGCCCATATCCCGATAGCCATTGGATAATCCGATTCTCTTTTTCTTCTACCTGTTGGCCACAAATCCGACACAATAGTATCAACTAAAAACTTCCATGCTACTTGATGGTCTAAGTTTGCTTCATTATCTAAATGCCTATGGTCTATCATAAAAATAATATATTTAACCCTGCGCTTTTGCATATCTTTGACCCATTCTTTCCAATAAATCGCTTCACCGCCTATATCGGCACTTTTTATTGTATGAGAATCGCCATCAATTTTTACATTCTTTCTTGATGCTCTATGTAATCCTACTGTTCTTTGATTTATTTGAGGCACTTCGCCTCTTGTTCTTAATTGGTGGCTTAATGTTGTTTTACCAACCATAGTTGCTCCATAGACTCCAAAATTAATAGCGTGAACTTTCTTCCAAAAGCCGATAACTGCTTCACCAACTAATATAGCAAAGCCGGTCATTAATGACATTTAATCACCCGAAGTATTTATCTAACATATTTTTCATATGTTCTTTTGTTTCCATTACATCTTCATCTAATGATAGTTCCATTCCTGCTGCACTTCTAAAATATCCTGTAATTTCAGGATAGTCATATTCCGTTGCGTCATCTATTAAATTCATTAACTCCGTTGCTTTCTTTTTTACTATACTGTCGGGTAGATATTTGTATTCTATATCTTCATCATGAGAAATGCCTCTTGGCATCCCCATTTCCTTTTTGTTCCTTATGTTTCTATTAACGGTATATTCTTTATCGCCTTCTAGCCATTTTTCTTTATTTGTTTTCAAGGCTTGCTTTATCATAGGTTTTCCTTCATCTTTTATTGAATATATTTTAGACCCAAAAAAAGCATAAATCAATGCTTCGTCTAAAGAAGGAGTCCAATATTCGGTATCTTCTTTTCCTTGTGTTCCTTGAAATAATTTACTGTAAGTATCAATGTAATCCTTTATTGGGGAATCATCTAAATCAAAAATAGTAGATTGTATTTTATAAGGTGATTTGAGAATGTTTTTCCACATATTAATGACCCCATAAATCCGATACCCTGTCTATAATCCAACCCATTATATTAATATCGAATACGCCCATTATATTACCAATAAGAAAAGCGGATAAAGCACCGCAACTTCCCCAAAACCACGCTCTCATTTTCAAAAAGAAAACATCGGCAGAATGCGCTCTTGATTGGTTATAAGCATAATCCGAATCCGAGAACCCCATTAAATCCCCAAAGACCATTCTTTCACCGCCTATTGTAGTGCGGCTAAGAACTCATTTCCGACAGTATTCTCTTCTTCTTCGGAAATACTTTGATAAAGATTAGTATTATACTGTCGTGCGCTTTCACGCATTTTCTGTCTTTGTTGTTCGTCTCTTGCTTTTCTTTCCCAAAAGGCCGCTATCTTTCTGTCAAGAAGCCACATTTCTATCTTGTCATTTAAGACTAAATCAAATATGGCTTTCATAACCATGATTGCACCTATTGTTCCTAATCCAAACAAAACCGAATGGGCTAATGCTCCATAAGGAAATCCTGTTCCAAATTGAGCATACGCCCAAACATTTGTTCCACTCAATGCTCCGACAAAAAGTATAGTCATAACTAAACGGGTATCTTGGCTTAACGCTGGCATAATAAAACCTCAAGCAAATTCAATAGAAACTGCAACTTGACCTGCATCTTCTTCAAAGAATAATCCATTTGAACAGATTACTCCATGCATATCAAATTCAACTGTTTGATTAGCGGATAAAACAATTCTTGCTAATTCTTTACCACTTGCCGCACTTGCATTATCCCACACTTTTATAGTTGCGGATGAACCCCCAACTTCACAAGCATGAATAGAAATCAATTTACACTTTCCGGAATAAACTACTGCGCTTCCGGTTAATACTCCACTACTTCTACAACTCGGCATATCTCTATCTCCTTCAAATCATGAACAGGGGCTTTCCCTATTAATGCTATGGGTCTAATTATTCCTTTAAAGCAGACTTTTTAGGTTTAGCAGGGGCTTTCTTTGCTTTTGTTTTAACAGGTAATAACTCTTTGCACAATTCATCATGTGTAGTTATTTCTTTACCAAAAGCCTTAGTTAGCCTTGTAAGCATTTTAGGGTCAATTTGTTTCAAATCTTTCCTATCGCTTTCAGTAAAAGTAATATCTAAGTTAGAATCACCATATACTCTAAGAGCATCAATAGCCTCTACTTCAATAGAAGCGTCTCTATTTAGTATTTCACCAAACATTAACAAAGTTTTAGACCTTGCTCCTTTGGCTAATTTAATTGTTGCCAACTAAATCACCCTCAAAGCAATCCATAAACTCTAACTCTAACTATTCCTTCATCAGCCGTTCCCGATAATTGAGCCGACCCTGTTGAAAGAATAATTTTAGCACTACTAATGGATTCATATGCTCCTGTATTAGAAACAACGGCTCTTGCTGATTGACCTATCTCTTCAACTCCCGTTACCATCAATTGAGTTATTTGACTCAATCCGACAGAAGCCGCAGTTAGAGTTATTCCACCTTGAACATAGTTAGTGATATTTACAATGGCATCAACCATATATTCATCACCAACGGCTTTAGGCTTTGTAAAACCTTTATGGTCTGCTAACAAACTTACTGTATGTGCCAACTAAATCGCCTCACAGAAGGTTTGTAATTTTGCCTTGACCCTTGAAGTATGAACAGCCCATTTCTCCCATTGTTCGGTAAAGAGCCTTGTTTCCAAGTGTTCCGACACCGAATGGGTTTCCGTTTGAAATACCATCTTCAAAGTATTGAGTTGGCTTCATAACAGATAGCCACAAATGGTCTGTATCAAGGAAAAGCATATCACTAATCAAAGAAGAGTTTGTTCCTGTTGAAGTCATAGCGGCAACCGGAATCATTGGTATGTCGTAGTAAGTTGAAACTCTAAATCCTACTTCTTGACCCTTTACGCCTCTTACTCCATTAACAGTTGGAACAATTTCTTTTCTGTCCATGAATCTTTCTTGTGCTTGTAGTAAGTCGGAAATAGTTTGTAGAGTATCATATCCTGTTAGAATAACCTTTGGAGAACCACCTGCAACTCTTAGTCTTCTAATCATATCGTTTAGAACAGTTAGAGTTAATTGTCGTGCTTCTGCTGAAAGGTAGCCATCACCGAAAGAAACTTCGGAATCAAGATATTCATTTCCTGCATCGCTTCTTTGCTTTCCGTAAAGATGGTCAATTGCTTGGTCAGTAGCACTATCAACAAGGTTTCCACCGTTGTTATCTGCTAATTCGGCAATTTCATCCGAGTTAGAAATAATCTTCAATAGAGAAGTATATCCTCTATCAATGGCATTTGCAGTATTATATGCAGTTGTTGGAGAATAGTTTTCCAAAGGCATAACAAGCATTTGGTTTTGAACTTCTGCGTGATGCTTGCCCATATCCTCTCTTAATTGCGCTCTAATATCGCCAATTCCATCATCAATAGAAGCCATTTCCATAGCCAATTCGCTGAAAGAGAATTGATGTGCAATAATCTTAGGGCTTGTAAATAGTGTATCATACTCCGGTGCAATAGAAATCAATCCATCAGTATTAGAATCTAATGAAGCGTTTTCAGGAACACCACCAATTCTGTCTGCTCTAAGTGCATCTTCACCATATAGAGAATCAGCCAAAGCAGTATTTGAAGCGGCAGAAATATCCAATTTGTTTCCTGCTCCACCTGCGGGTCTTTTCTTCAAAATTCTCCAACCACTTGATGAATAAGGTCTTTTTGAAATAACCGATAGTGCGTTACATTCTCGGTTTAGCATAGACCATACTTTTTGGCCGTAAATCTTGTTGTAAAGATTTGCGTTAATGCCCGATGGTGCGCTTAACGAGCCATCGTGTGCAGTATGAATACCTGCTACTGTTCCTGCGGCCTTAAGCAATTGATTGCTAATATGGCCTGTTGCGCCTGTTCCATAGGTTTGTGCTTCTAAATCTGCTATTGTGTTAATATATCCTGACATCTTAATAACCTCCTACCATTTTATGAATATCCGACCATTCCATTTCGGCCAAATCATCCATACTTGGGAGTTCAATTGTTGCCTCTTCTTGTGCTTTTAGGATTGTTTCCTTTTCAGCAGTTAGAGACTTTCTTAGTGCGGTAAATTCATCCTTTAGAGATGCAATTTCACTTGCCGCATCATATTGAGACTTTGCCAAAATAGATTCTTTTGCAGAAACTTCTCGGTTAAATCTTGATTCAAATGACTTTTGAAGGTTGTCGTAAGCCAACTTTTCAAGTTGTTCTTGACGGTAAGCCTCATATGCTTTCTCAATGTTTCCAACTGACAAATCAAGAGTTTCTAATTCGCTGTTGTCAAATGCTTTAACAACGGGCAAATCGGATGCTTTTGGGTTGCCATTATCAATAACAACTCTATCGGCAGGTTCGCCAATTTCAATTCCACCAGCATCAAGAGTGTTTAGAACGGCTTTATTAGAATCATCCATATATTCCTCTTTTTCTTCTTCAACTTCTTCTTTCATGTAATCGCCTTTTTCCGTCATTTCGTCTTCGGGCTTTTTCATGTCCATTTTGTCTTCTTCTTCTTCCTTGCGTAGAGTATTGACTTCTGCCATTAGCGCATCTAACTCTTCAAGTGCTTTTTCTATCTTGCTCATATTTTTCACTTCCTGTTTTGTGTTTTTTTCTTGTTTTAAAATATCAAATCTTGCTTCGGGGTTAATTCCTTTTTCACATATTGTAACTTCATGTAATTCAAGTTTGCTAATTTCATTGTAATCTCCTAATTCTTGGTGGTTTTTCTTTACTTTTTCTAAAGCCTGTCCTCCAATACTAAATGACCTCAATGAACCTTTTCTTATGCCTCTATTAATTTCTTTGGCTTTTTCTATATCGTCTCTTAACTTAATTACTACAAAGAATCCTACATCATCTACTTCGGTTTTCCATAGTCTCCCTGTTTTGTCTCTATATGATTTTACTACTTCTCCAACTTGAACATTAGAATGATTTGTCATTACATTTCTAAATTTTGGGTTCTCCATATATTTTTTAACTGCTTCGTTAAGTGCTTTGAGTGTGATTAAGTCATTTTGTTTATCAACGATTTCGATGCTTGCATATCCTCCAATCATTAAATCGTCTTGTGCTTTAAGAATCCTGAAATCGTTTCTGCTTCTATTCATTACAGATGATACCATTCCTCTCAACCCTTTCTTATACTATCCACTATATAAAGAACAACTAATTTTTAGCCGGAATTGGCAATTTACTGTATTTATCTTCATATATATTCCATAAACCTTTATCGCCTTCTGTATCAGCAGGTTCTTGTTTATACCCTGTCCATGCAAGCCACATTTCTTTTCCTTCAACCTTGATTACTCTAAAATGCATCTTAGTTTCAAATTTATTACCTTTCAAAAAGTATTCATGATAGCCTTCTTTTTGGACACCTAACTCAATATCCCCTGCATCAACTACCTTTCCTCTTTCAACATTTTTAGCCACTTCTGCCGGATATTTACCTGCCGCACCAAACAAATCAAACATTTCTTCTTGATTATCTAAGTCAATAGTCCAAAATAAACTTTCATCTTCAAGTTTAATACCTAATGTTATGTTGTTATCTTCTCTTGAATATATTTTAAACAAACCCTTTCTGTTTTCTTTTGGGGTTTTATACTCTTTTTTAATCTCTTCTTCTTGCATAATTTTATCATCATCAGCATGAAGTTTCTTATCTTTAATTGAAATACCGTCTCTATTTTCCGCCCAATCTTTCAATTTAGTCTTTTTAGATTCTAACACATCTTCATAAATATCTTTATGCTTATCCTTCAAGAAATCATGAACATCATTTACTGTCTTATCTCCCATTGTTTTTAGATGTTGAAAAATAGCAACTGTTAATTGACTTGATTTAGTTTTCATTATTTCTTCTGCTTGGGCTTTCCACATATCTAAATCTGCTAAAGCATTCTTAGACATTAGATTATCTTCTTCAAAACCATAGATTACAAAACCATTCATATCCGATTTCATGATTACATTTGTTTCACCATGTATGTAATCAGTTAATTTGATTCCCTTTGTGAGTGCTTCCACCTTATAATTAAGTGATTTTTTAGTATCTTGTGATAGAAGTTCAAGAGTAATCAGTTTATCGGGGTGTTCAACTTCCGGTATCTCAATTACCTTTGCTGAAAATAAACTAAAGCCTTCTCCCTTTTTCTTAACTTCATCAACTTTAACTCTAACAATATCCCCAACATCAACCGCTACTTTAGTATTCAATGCTTTACCTACACCAAGATATTTTTTACCATCAATTTCTTGTCCTTCCATGTCATCAGGAATTGGCCCAACGCCCACAGTATATGAATAAAGATTGCTTTTCGTCTTTTTCTTATCTAAAACTATTACATCTAAATCAACAAACTTCTTCCATTTAATCCATTTAGGGTTCTTTTTAGTTCCGATATAATATGTTGAAGTTGCATCTTTAATAACAACTCCTTCGGAAGTGGGAATATCCATCATTTCTTTTGCATACTTCTCAACATCTTTTAGACTATCAGCCTGTCTTGTATCTTTTTTAGAAGGATAAGCAATTGCTTGATTAGACTTTGATGAATAGTTATTGAATAAAATAGTCATTCTATCTTCTAACTCTTCATCTGTCAATGTTTGGGATTCATGTCGTATAATATCAAACACATGACACTTTAATTTAGCATCTTTGTATTTGTTTTTAAAAACATGAGCAATAGTATCTGCTCTATGTAGTGCATCATCACCGTCAAAAAGAATTAACTCCCCATCTAAAATACAATCCCCGTATTCCTTTTTCTTAAGTTCCTCAACTTGGTCTTTACACTTATCAGTAATGTCTTTTTCATTATAAGAATAGATTTTAACCGAGCCATCTATTTTATGCAACTGTATTCTCATACCATCATATTTTTCTTGGACATACCAATTACCACTAAAGCCCTTTAACTCATTAATGTCGTCTATTTCAAATATCCTATACATTGGTTTATTAGGAACAATAAATTGAGAAATGGACTTTTCTGTTAATTCTTTTTGTGATTTCTCTAATCCTTCTATTTCTTTTAAGTCTGTCCATTCTTTCTCTTCATGTTGAGAAAAGAAAATAAGTTCTAATAGTTCCATTCCTGCCTTTACTTTCGATTCAACTTTCTTTGAGTCTTTTCCATCACCGTAATGCTCTATAATATAGAGGGCAATATCATCCGATTCAAGGTCAAGTCCAACAAGACCCTCCGTTATTGTGTCGGGTTGCATACCTTTAATGGCTAAAATGTCCGGAGATAGTGCTTTATTGTCGTCTCTTAGTGCATAATGAATGAATTTCACCATAGTTTCGGGATTATCTAACAATTCTTCAAGGACACTACCTTTAAACATTTCAGCGAAAGGGTCAGCAACTATTTTAGAAGAGTATCTAATGAGTTTTATTTTTTCAAACAGTTGTTTCGCTTCTCTTGATATTGGGTTTTTAACTTCTTTATTTTCCATTTCATCTTCATCAATAAAATTTCTTAACTCTTTACCTGCGGCATCTAATTCTTCATATGATTCTATAATTAAATCAACCGCTTTTCTCCAACGGCTTCCATATTCATCGGGGTCATGAACGGCTGATAAATAAGCGACTCTTGTTTTTTCAAAGAGTCTTAGTATTTCTTGAGAAGGCTGTTTATCCTTCTCAATAGAGCCGAGTTTCATTTAAACCACGCTCTTTATCTATCTAAAAATGCTTCATAATCAGGGTCTAATGCTTCATCGGATTCTTCATCTCTTGGTTCGGGTAATCTTCTAAACTCTCTTTCAAGGTCAGTTACAAGACCGGATAAAGAAGTAATCATTCTGCTTATTTCACTTCTATTTGAAGGGTCGCCTTCTCTAAATTGTCTTGATAAAGCAGTTATTGTTCTGTCTAATTCGCCTATTCTTTCAGTAAGCATTTTTCTATCTTCTTCATCTAAAAAGGGATTAGTCATATAATCCGATTCTTTGATATTTTTTAGAATAATAATTGCTTTAGAAATATCTCCTGCATAAGCATGTAATGTAGTTGGCCCATCATTTGATTTAAATTTAGTAGTATCTTTTTCAGCCTTTGGTCTTTTTAATTTAAATGCTTCGGACTCATCTTTGCTTGGATTTCTATTATTCTCTAAAGATAATGCAAGTTCTTCTTTTGCATTACGAGCCTTTTCTATTGCTAAACTAATTGTTCTTTCTTCTCTTGTTACTCTTTCCGGCATTTAGTTTCCCTCCACTTGTTCTACCATTTTGTGTATTTCCGACCAATCCATGTTGCTAACATCTGTTGTTGGTAATGCACCAATTCCACCTATTGAATTATCAATAGCGGGTGTTGGGCTATTAGATACAACGAATCCGGCCTTTCTTAAAATACTATCCTTTGAATATACGGTTCTTTCTAATTCTTCAACTTTAGTTGTTAAAGCCTTAATTATTGTTAGCAGTTCTTCATTTATTGTTTTATTTTCTGTCATTCTTCTTTCCTCCTGTTGGATAAACAATATCTCTCAACTGTCTATATAGAAGTTCATACTCTTTACGAAGTTTGGTAGCAGTAGCAACAATATCAATGTTGCGCTCATTCATTGATTTCATTTTCTTATTTAGAACCTTATCGGACTTAGTTAAATCTAATTCTCTAAGAGTTGAAATTAAATCCCCTAACTTAGTAAAATCCTGTCCAAAAAATTCTGTTGGTTCTGCCGCTTGTAGTGTCTTTTTTAGTTTCTTTCTACCTTTAGCACCTAATGAATCAAGAACTTCTTTGGGCTTTTGTTTTTCAGCCTTTAGGATAAAATCTTCCCCTTCACCGTAAAAATCCCATGTCATTCTTCTTCACCCTTTCCTTCTATCATGTAATTTAGTTGATTTACAATCTCTTGTAATTCATCAACTTTAGCATTAAATTTATCTTCAAACTCTCCCATTCTTCTAACTGCTTCTGCATCAACTGTTGGTAGGCCATCAAAATCTAATCCGTCTGCATCAAGAGTCAGTTTAACTTCGGGGTTATCTGTCAAATAGGCACTTATGCCCCCTTCAATTCCATCTTCTTGACGAGAAGCAAATACCTCTATTCCTTTTGCTTGATTGTATAGTTTAATAACAATATTTCCGGCTCTTGTTATTTTTGTTTTAAGAGCATCTATTGGGTCGTTTTCTTGGAACATACCAATTATTTTTCTAAAACCTTGAAGCGGTTCTTTGAGTCTATCAGCCGCACTTAAAGTAATCAAGTATTGTTTTAGTTTAACCTGTTCAGTTTCTAAATCTTCTTGGATTTCTCTTGTGGCTTCTTTGATATATTTTTCTTTATTGTTATCCATTTCTTTAATTCTATCCATTAATGTTTTAACATCATCAGTCTTTGTTCCTGCGGAATTAATTAATGTCATGATTCCTGCTCGTAGTCTTTTAATTTTTAACTGAACTATTTTTTCAGGCTCTTGCATTATTTCTTCTATTTCTTGAATCTTTTCTTCAACAAAATCCTTTTTAACTCTTATTTCAGCAGTTTTACTACTAAGTCCTTTTATATCATCTTTGATTGCTTTATATTCTCTTGCGACTTTTTGGCTTTTTCCTTGAGCAAACATCATCATGCCTCTCATTTCTCTTGCTCTTTGGCCTCTATTCAGCATTGTTTTTGGCGTTTTACCATATTGTTGCTGATGCAACATTTTCATAATCTCAAGAATATCTTTACCTTCAATGTCTTGAGACAATAGCGCAACAAAATCATCTTGTAATTGCTTTACATCAATGTCTTTCTTTTCATTTAACTTGATTTCAAATTGCTTAGTTTCCTTGTCTCTTTTGAAATCTTTTCCTTTTAGAACACCATCAATCAATAAACGACCATATTCTTTAAATAAATAATTATTATCTGATTTAATACTTCTTAAATCTTGTAGTGTTTTAACTGAATTATCTTCACTACCACCTACTTTACGGAAATTTTTCATTCCTCCAACAACAACATCTTTCTTTCTTTCCGCTTTTCTTGTCTTGAAAGTTTGTTCTTCAACTCTTGCATTTTGCATTATTTCTTGAAGAGGGTTGAGTTTAGTTGATAGTTCACTTAGATATTTATAGGCATCTTTTTCATCTTCCATCAATTGAATGTCGGATTCAATTTCTGCTGATTCTAAGTAAGCCCCTCTTTCTTCACTATTTAGATAATCTTCACTTGAAGTTCCTAATGAATCCTCTTCTCCGCTATCATCATCAGCGATTCCAATTTCTTTATCATCATCATCTTCTTCCTCTTCTTCTGCTTTCTTAATATATTTTCTATAAGAAATCATATTTTTAGGATTAATGTTTTTTATCAAAGACTCTTTAATCAAGGTAATATTTGAATCACTTTCAACTAATTCTTTAGTTTCATTGTCTAAATCAGCCTTCAATAAAACATTTTTTAAAGACTTATCTTTAAGCAATTCAATAAACATATAATCACCTTAAAACGGAATGTTTTCCGAACTCTTTCTTTTCTTGGAAGGCAACAAAATAACATCGGGATTGCCGTTTGACTCCGGTCTTGCTTTATGCGTAGTATCTGTTGGTAATCCTACTGACATATCCCTATTCTTCTTTACTTTATTATTTTCTTGTGCCGTCAATGCTTTGACTTGTGCTAATTCTTTAGTTAGTCTTACTTGCTTTTGTCTTAAATCTTCTGTCATTATTTTTTCCTCCTGTCTGCAATACTAATTGATGTTAAACCTACTTCTCCTTGAGAAGTAATTAGAATATCAATTAATTCATCTTCTGTTAAATCATCTAACATATCTTGAATCTTCTCCATTAAATCAAAACGAGTTGAATTTGCTAAATATTCTCTTGTATATTTATCTTCGCTGGTTTCATCAAGTGGTTCTTTTTCATCTAAATACCCACCTTCTCTTCCACCCGCTATTGCTTGAGTATGCCTACTTTTATTTGGTCGGGGGTCGCCACCCGCCATAGGTGTTGGAGACTTTCTTCTTTGTTTTCCTTCTCTAACGCCTTCTTCTCTTAATTGTCTCAAATTCTTGAAACTTCTTTTATTTTTCAAAATACTTAACCAATTCATTAATTAATCCTCCTTTCAGTTCTTTTATCATTATTTTGATTTCCTGCTTCTAATGGTAATCCTGACATTCTTTTATCCGGCCCTTGATTCATAGATGGTTTATTTCTTTTTGTTGCTGGATTTGCTTGTGGCTTACTTCCGCCCTGTAATGCTTGCTCCTGCATTTGTCCTAATTGGGAGGCATCTATATTAGTTCCGGCATAAGGGTCTGCTTCAACATTACTTTCCGAACCTTCTTCTTTGGGTTTTTCTTCCGGTTCAGGTTTAGTAAAGGTAAAGTTTCCATCTTCATCCATATCAACTTCAAATCCTAAATTCTTTGTAGAAGCCGCAATATTAACTTCAATCTCTCTTTTTCTTAATACTGCTATTTCATCTTCTTCTTCGCTTGGTGGAAGTTTTAAATTCCAATCAGTAATACCAAATTGTTTTGTGAGGAATGGGAATACATAATTATTATAAACAGTTTGTGCTTTTTGAACGGCTCTATTGGTAACAAGTATTTGCATACCTTCATTATTTAATCCACCACTTGTAGTATTATCAGCCATGAAAACTTTACTTACTCCATAAAACGCTGATATTCTATCTCTTAAATCATCTTTAACAGAAACATAATCCATTTCTTTTAGACTATCCATGAACTTAACCCATTCAACCGCACCTTTACCATTCTCGGCTTCAATACCCATAACAGGAATAAAATGTGGGTCGGCTTCCATTTTTTCTTTTACTGCTCTCCAAAAAGATTTCATTGAATCCATATTTCTTGTTTGAACTGCAAGTAATCCTTTTGGCATTCTGCTCTTAGTATATGAAGAATTGACATAATTTTCCATAGCAATAAGAGTCATAATATTATTGAATAAAGTAATTACAGGAGACATACCATAAAGTCTTGATGGACTATATTTGCTAAAATGCAACACTTCTCCTTTTAGGAAATGTTGGTCTGCTCCATTGACTCTATTTACATAATGAACTGGAAAGGTATTTGCTCCACAATGCTCGCAAGATTCATGCGGGTCTTTGTAAATCATTTCCCTATGATTGACACAAGTAAATCCCTTTGTTCCTCTTTGTCCTAATTCATCGGAATAAATAAACATAGTTACAGGGTCGCCACGATACAATTCTTTAATGCGATGCATTCTAATTTTACCATTACCATCTAAAAAATATTCCTTTACCAGCACAATATAAGCGTCATCCATTATATTCAAATCATCTTCTAATTCCTGTAATACATCAATAAAAAGTTGTTCCGATTTATTGACATATCCTTCTAAGAATTTTTCAGCATACTCTAATTGTTCTATATTAGGAACTGTTAGATTTTTGCTTTTGCATCTTGAGCATTCTTGAACAGGTCTTGTATGTTCCTTTTTACAATCCTCACATCGGGCTTCAAATGCTTTTTCCCAAATGTAGCCTCTACGAAAAACTTCTTGTTTTAGTTGAGTAATACAAGTTCTCGCAATAACTGATTGATTAACAATATTGTAAATAATCGGGCCATTCATCATGTGATGAGTTTCCCTTTCTTGGATTCCCATATTAAATACGGTTCTATCCGCAGGTTTGGGAGTAGAACGCCTAAACAGGTTGGTTAGGCTAAATCTTCTTTTTTGCTCAACCATAATTATACCCCTTGAATTATTGCAGGTGTCCTATCAGTTATCAAGCCTTCGCTATCACCGTTTAGAAGCATCTTCAATATCGTATCTTTCATTACTTGACCGAAGCATTTCATCTAAAATACCACGCAGAAACTTACTCCTACTTTCGGGCTTTTTAAAACCGGAGCGCAGATAATAGATAACCATTTTTTTATTAATAGAAGCAAGATTACTATACCTAACATATTTGCTTCTATCTTTAGGCAACTCATCATTGAGTATTCCTGTTTTTAATTGTTGCCAAGACATGCTTTTCATAATCATAATTATTCCTCTATTACTTGCATGGCTTTAGGTTTTCCATATTTAATCCAACACTTCTCACATAATCCAAACGGATAAACTTTTTCAGATGAGTAGCAAGTTCCGCAATACTTAAACATATTACCACAATTTTTTACACGCTAAACATTTAGGTGTCGTAATTCTCCCCTTGCATTGGTCGCAATTATGTCTTGATTTAAAGTTAGCCCTGCGCTTTTTATTGGTATGTGTTCCACCGCCTCTATTCTTTCCTTTACCTTTAAAATTACCATAGCCTTTAGCACCTGCATGAATCTTTTTACCTTCATGGGTTAGCATCATAATTTTTTTGCCCTTTCTATCGGAAGAATATACACGACCTACTCGCATATCTTTTTTGTCCTTTTTCATAACTTCTTGCCATTTCATTTTTTATCCCTCTTATCTTCCATTTCCGGATGAAATTTCATTGTAACTTTTTTTGCATCTTTCTTAATTGACTTACCATCAACTAAAACCTCAACAGGATAGGGCTTGTGTTCACCCGCCCAATAAGCCATATCATACCCGCCATTTTCTAATAATTTAACAAGAAGCCCTCTATCATAGTCTTTATCTTCTGCCTTGAGAACCATTTGCTTGCCTCTTGGCAAATTCAAATCGGGTTTTTTCTTAAGTATATTTTCCCATGTCATAATAATCACTTCGGTTTATGTGTGTAAATATCTCCATCCTTGTGCATAAAGATTTTACCTTCTTTTTCTAACTTAGATAAGACTCTTTTAATTTCTGATTCTTCTCCGAATTGTTTTAGGTTTTTCATTCCTAATGCTCCGCCTTCTTTTTTTATTTCAGCAAGAATTTTTTCTTCCATATCTTCTTTTAATATGTTTTTCCAAGTCATTTTCCTTTCCTCCTTTTATAAGTTTTACAAGCACCACAAGTCGGCCTACATCTTTGTTTAGTTCCTTTAGAAGCATCTTGTCTTCCACAGGGTTTTGTTCCTTTTTTATCATCCTCGCACGATTGACAAGAAACCCAACCTTTCTGTCCATCTCCGCCTCTTCTTGAGAACCAACCGTGTAATCCCGATTCTTTTTCTCTTTTGAAATTATCTCCGGCCTTTTTTACAGAATTACCCCAATTCTTTGCACCAACTTTACGGCATCTAACTAAAGCACCGCTAGCATAAGCCGAAGGCCATTTTTTATAGCGGCTTCTTACTTTATGATAACAAGCATCTTTTTCCTTTTTCAAAACTTCAAACCACAAGAATACCACCTACCGTTTCTAAACTATCCATGACTGACATTTTACAGTTATCTTTAAACTTTTGAATATCATCTAAATAAATTCCTTCTTTTAACCAATCAAAACCTACATGGTCTTTGTGATTCTCCCACTTCATTAACTTAAATATCTCATCACATCTTCCTTTATACCAATCCGCTTTTTTATATGATTTCTTCATACGGATTAGTTCTAATAATAATTGAGCATTACCTTTCTTTAATCTAAAATGTGGTAGGCACTTAGTTAATAGTTCTCTAACATCTGCTTGAGAATAAAAATTAAGCCTGTTGATTGGCCTTGTATCTTGTGGTGATTTTTGGTCTAAGTGCATACGGCCAAAACCTATTGACTTGTGCATTTCTTTCATAAACACCTTGCCTCTTTCACCTGTGGCAACTAAACCTACTCTTGGATTCATATTACGGTCTAATGTAATATATCCATCGGAGTCAATAAATGCCGCAGTATAAGCCCAAATATTCTTTTTAATCATAGATGGCATCTTATAGTAAGAGCCTTCATTTGAAGCAATATCTAATTTTTTAACTACTTTAGATATATTATTAGGACTTGATATTTTAAACAGTTGAGACGGCATTTTTTCATGTATTCCTTTAGCAGAAATACCCGGATTTTCGCATACAGTTTTTAAAATAAACTCTTCTTGTCTTTGTTTTTTACTTTTAGAAATAGATTGATTAGTTATTTTATTTATTGCGTTTCTAAATTGTTTTTTTGCAGATTTCATTGTCTTAAATAAATCGCTATATTCTTTACCATAAGCCATATCTTTTTGTTCTAATTCTGCTTCCCAGTATTTACAAAGAGCATCAATAGTTTCTCTTCTTAATTCACTACTCTTCATTTTATTTAGTTTAACTAAATCTTTTTCATTATATCTCATTTTAGATAAAGGAACTGTATAATCATTTAACCATGTTATTGAACCAATGCACTTCTGCAAGTGGTCGGCATAAGCATCAATCATTGTATCAATTGCTTTTGACATTTTGATTCTTTGCTCACCTTTCAATGCCCTGCGAGCCTTTCTCATTTTTCTAACAATATCGGGGATAGAATGGTCTTGAACTAAATATTCATTAGGAAAGTTATCTAATTGTTTTCTTGCTTCTGTTGCATTTATGTTAAGATGGTCTGCAAGTTTTGTTATTTCCTCATGCTCGGATAAAACATGAGTGTTTGTAAAAAGACTTTTTTGTTCGCCAAGCCTTCTTATTTCATCTTCTTTTTCTTTCTTTTCATCTTCAAGGTTGGCTAACTCTCCCATTTGCCTCATTGTTTCTCTAACTTTATCCCCTGCTTCCGACATAATAAAACCTCAAAAATTTAATCCTATTGCATTTCTAACAGGCTTTCTCCCATCATTAGGAGTTTCATTAAATAGTCCTAAATCATCTAATAGTATGAAGTTATCGTTGGCTTGGTATGTGGCGGCATTTGCTAATGCTAAACTCATAACCATATCGTCGTGCGCTCCTATTCCTTCAAACTTACCTCTTTCAGTAATAGCAAACATAGATAGTTCTTCAATTAACAATGATGAAACCTTACGACTCTCTTCATTACCATAAGGGAAACTTAGTTTTCCATTTTCAAGAGTCATTTGTAGATTAAGAATAACCTCTTGTTTCTTTCTTCTTGTTGTGTTAAAGTCATGGACATTTAAATCAGCCACTTGCCTCAACTCTTGAGTAAATGATTTAGCGAATGTATTTGTTTCAAATAAAATAACTTCGGGTCTAAATACTTGACCCAACAATTTTACTTTTTGTATATTTTCTCTAAACTGAACATTCTTTGCTCGGTCAATATATACTATGGATTTATTTTCATCACTATCCATTTCTATAACAGTAATTACATTGTAGTCTCCATCAGTAGAAATAGCAGGGTCAATACCAATAAAATATTTGTAGCCTTCACGCTTTAGAGGCTTCAAAACTAAATCTTTATTCTTAGCATTCTCCATATGTTCGGGGCTAAACAAAGAAGTTCCCGTTGAAATAGGAACACACATATATTCTCTTGTGAACATCATAGAACCAACTTCCGCCTTACGAGCCATTAGAGCATCATAATTCCATCTTTCCGGCCATAGCGGTTCATTGAGAGCATTAAGACATGGATAGGTATTAACTGTATATGCAGGATTTTCCGCAAGTTGTTGGTAAATATCTGTATAACTAAACGGAGTTCCAATAACTCTTAGAGAAGCGGTGTGGTGAAGCGTTGGTATCATATCCCCATAAAACCAATCAGTAACTTTTTGAATACCTGTCATACTAAACTCTTTCAAAGGGTCGTCAATAACAATCTCTTGAGGGTGAAGTCCTCTAATCTGTGAACCGACAGAACGCTCAAGAATTTGATTTCCGTTAGTTAAAGTAATATTACCAATAGCCCAACCTCTTGCGGGTTTAAACTTTTTTAACATAGGATGAGTGAACATCTTATCAATGTCTCTCATATGAACTAAAGTCTGCTTTTGGTTAGAAGAGATGTATAACATTTGATATGGGGGTTCTTCAAAGATTAACTTCCAAACAACCCAACTATGCATAAAAACAGATTTTCCGTGGTCTCTTGAACAAATAATTACAGTTCTTTGTGTAGAGTTCATTAATTGATGCCATTCTTGTATGTATGAAGGAAAATCAAAACCTAATACATTTTGAAAAAAATATGGAAAAGAGTTTTTAGATAATTTCATATCCATTTCATGTTCAAAATTAAATGCTTCTAATTCCATAATTATCGCCTGTTTCTATTTTTTCTATTTCTATTTTTATTTTTATTTTTCTTTTTTGGAGTGTAAGGTTTAAGCGTGAATCCTTTTGGTTTTTCTTTTTCTTGTGGTTTTTCTTTTGGTTCTTTCTTTTCTGGTTCTTTTTCAAGAATAGCCTGTCCTTTAGGATGATTAGGTTTAATACCTTGATAAAAACAATCTACTTTTTTTCTTCCTGTGTATTCTCTTTGTAATTGAGACAAAGTAAGTGAATCAAAATAATTTGTAAAAACAATTATTTTTGTTATTAATTCTCCGGTTTCGGGGTTTCTCATATTACGATTAAATTCTTTTTTTGTTCCTGCTATTTTTCTTCCTTTTGTAGTATAAATATCTACTAAAATAATTTCATAATTATTTACATCTTCTTTTCTATAAAACCAATAGTTTCCTTGAGCGAGGTCTTTGACGCAATCAACCCATTTTTCAATTTCATCAGTATTTTTATTAGAAGTTCCATGATTTCCATGAACTCCTTTTAAATAATGACCCCTTACGATAACTCTAACTGTTCCATAATCATATGCCTTTGGCGGATAAGGAATATGAGAACCATCATTTTCTACGGCTGACGCATAATCAAAATAATGGCTTGGAGGCAAAACCTTAACAATATTTTCTAAATTATTTTTTTTCAATTGATTAAACCAATTACCCCTAATAGATTTACGAGGTTTTGTAGTGAACCTGCTTACATCCTTTCCTTCCTGTAATTCTGTAATAAAAGTCTTTGCTTGTGAACGGCTAAGTCCTTTGTAATTCAAAACTTTACCCGAAGCATCAAGAACATTATATCCTGCTGAACCCATTTCCATTCTATATGACTTGAGAATACTAAACCACTTTTTCATAGATAGTCCTTTGACTCCCCAAGATGCCCCCTTTGGGTGATTATCATAATAGTCTTTGAATGCTTTAATTGTTGGATTATTCGCATACTCTCCTAACTCTTCATCAGTCGGTTTGATAGACCAACCGTTATCTTTTGCTGTTTGATTCCATTCTGCTGAACTAATATTAGATGAAGAAAAACCTGCAATATAAGGAGTTGGGATTATTCTATCCGCTTCCTGTGATACTTTTTTATAAACTCCTTCGCCCCTTTCTTCGGGTATGGTAAATGCTCCGCCTCTAAGACTAAAACCATCTCTTGTAGAATAGCCAAGTCCGGAAATTGGTTTGCCTTCTTTCATAAAAACTATAAATTTATCAATCGGATAAAAAGAATCTAAAGGGGAATTTTCCGACCTGTTCATAGGAAATGGCTTATCGCCCATAGTTTCACTCCATAGTTGTTGGAGTTCTTCTTTAGACATTTCTTTGAACAAATCAAGACCTCTCGTATTCAACTATCAAGTCTTTAATTTCTCCCGCCACTTTTCTTAGAGTTTCAGCAACTTGCATATATCTACTGGCTCTTGCCTTATCCTTTAAGGCGTATTCTTCTATCATAGGAACAAAATTAGTAATCGCTTTGTGTAATGAAGGGGCTTTGCTAAAATCTTGTCGTAGTTGTTGTGCTATTAATTGAGGATTAGTTTGCATAGCACCGTCATAATAACGGGCTTTCAAAAAATCCTCCCAACTTGACATAACATCACCTGTATAATCTATCGGACTTAAGGCGTTTAATAGTATTCTCAACCATCATATCAACTAATTCTTTTTGAGTTGTAGCGAGTCTTTTACCATCTTTATTTAAATTCAGCAAAACTGTCATAACTAACTCATGGTCTATTCCTTCAAATGCCTCTTTTAATTGTTGAGTAAGTTTTTCAATTGCTTCTTTTGCTTCATCGGGCAAATTACTCTTTGATTTCTTCATTCTATTTTCATCATCAAATTGAGGAATAAGAGGTTGCTCTCTTGAAGGTAGTCCTTGCCTAACTCTTTCTCTTGCTCTCTTTACATCTTCCGGTAAATCTTCTTCCTTCATAAATGATTGAACTAAATTACTATATTCTTCTCTATATTTTGGAATTGTAGCGAAATCCATCGCAACTCCCGCCATTCCATCGGGGTTATATCTTTCCATCATTATTTTAGTGGCTTTATTTGAAGCCTCATCAAATGTCATTTTTAGTATATCTTTCCATGTCATATTATCACCTAAAATTTGCTTTAATCAAATAAACTTGCTCTTTACTAATTCCGTATTCTGTTGAAATATTGCTATGTGAATCAACCGCCTTTACAATTTGCTCCACTTCAAACATTGTCAAGTCAATGTTTTCATCAACTTGCATCTTATTAATGACTCTTTCGATTCCATATTCATTTAGTGGAACATAACCATAAACAAGAGGCTTCCCTAATTGTTCTCTTACTGCGTCATGTGCTTTCAATAGTTTATGCAATAGAACAGGTAGGTCAGTTTGTGCGCTTTCAAAGATAGTTTTGAGTCTGTTGTATTCTGTTTTCATAGCAGGACTTTTCTTTGTTAGAATACCTTGATTCATGTCAAGCCAATGAGGAAGTGCAAATACAGGGAATGGTTTTCTCGCCATATATTGCTTATCAAACAAATCGGCTCTTTCTTTGATAGTCTTTCCATCAAAATCATTTTCTGCCCTGCTTAAATCCCCTATATCTTCCATAAAATGATGAATTAAAGCCGCACAATAATTGTTATTTGCTTCCTCTTTTCCAAAAATTTCAGTTAATGCTTCTGCCGCAAACTCTCCTTCTGTAATAATATCAGCATCAATTTTAACGCTCGGCATAAATATATTATCTAAGAAATCAGCAATTGCTCTTAAGTCTCCTTCATCTACTTCTTCTACTGAACCTTCAAACAGGGTATCATATGAAGCCGACATAACAGTTTCTAATCCTAAATCTAAACTTAAAGTCTGCATAACTTTTGACCCAATACTTGAACCAAAACGAGGAATTTCTAATGGTAGTAATCCACTATACAACGGGTCAAAGAAATAATCAATTGCTGAATCCATCATCTTTTGTAGTTCGCTTTGGAATTTAGCAAACTCTCCCCTAAATTCTCCTTTTTGATTTAATGACATTGGAACTTTTGCACTTCCTGTTAATCCTTCCAAATCCGTTCCTCTTGCTTCTCTATAATCTTGAACAGAACCTCTCCTTCTTCCTTTTGTAGTTCTTGCTTCAACTTCTGCTCTAAAATCTTCACTACTCAAAAGATTGTATAAATCACCAAAGAAATATTTAATTTTATCAAGATTATCTAAACCTATATCTTTGTTATTTGCTATTGATTTAAATTTGTTCTCATCATATAGTTTAGCGAAAGTGGTATTACTCAAAACAGAAATTGGTAATGCCATTGTTTTAACATCGCCATCATCAAGAGTCGTAGTATCATCTATCTCATCAAACCAATTTTCAATATCTGTTGATGTGTCTAATGAAACACCCTTCCCCTCATCAATTGCATCTTCAACTTTTCTTAAAAGTTCTAATAAAACTCTTTCCATTTCATCATTAATAGCAATCAGTCTTTCTCCTTTTTGATATTCATAAATCAATAGAGGGTCTGCCGCACCAAATATGCTTTCATAATCTTCTTCCCATTTTGGCTCATCAAACAATTCATCTCTATAATTTTCTATATCTATTGTATCGCCTTCTGTGCTACTTGAACCTGCTATTCCCGATTCCAACTCTTCTCTTAATTTTTGGTTAATATCAGCATATTGTTGGTCTTTGGGGGTTTCTCCTTCTTCACCAAAATTTGATTCGGCATCTTCTCTTCTTGTTAAACCTTCTAACATCATTCTATATGCAACCAAATTAAAAAATCTGTGCTTTGGGGCTAAAAATTCTTCTTCAACATCTGTAAATTCTGCGATATATTCTAAGTTAATATCATTTACATCGTTGTATAATTTTTCAAATAATTTTTCTACTGATGCATTTTCCCATTCAATATTTTTAACTGCAACAAAAAATGCCGCTAAATCATTTTCAAAATCATCATATTTTTTGCCTATATCCGCCCAATAATCATAAACTTGCATTCTATTTTGTTTTTTAGAAACATTGATTGCGCCTAAAAATTTGTTGCGTGGAAATTTGCTTTTAAGTTGAACATACTCTCTAACATTGGCAATATCTCCAAGAGTTTGTAGAATTTTTTGGACATTTTTCCTAAATGCTTCCGTCATTCCTTCGGCAGTTAGCATTCTTTCAACATCGGGTCTATCTAATAGTTCCGGCTTGGGATTTCTTATGTCTATTTTTCCTTTTATTTCTTCATTCATAAGATAGTTTTCATTAATCAATTGGCCGTCTGCATACAGATTCATTTGTGTTAATGGTTTTAATAACATATTAAAAGAGGATTGAGTAGCCCTTGCTCCCCTACCCTCTTCGTTAATACGATTTTTAATATGTTCTCTAACTTCTTTTCCTTTTTCTTCTAAGGAGTTAAGCATAGCCTGTCTTTCTTCTGTATCGTCAATTGTCCTTGCTTCGTCTTTTAGTTTATCTTTAAATTGATTAACTAATTTAGAAATCAATTGTCTTCGTGTTAATGGATTAGAAGTTGCTAATTCATTTACTTTTTCGGCAGACAAATTCAGCATTTTTATTTCTTCTTCGCTTAGTGCCATAATATCATTCCTCTTCTGTTCCGTCTGCATATCTTATTAGATTTTCATTGATAAATTGTTTCTTTGCATTTATTACTTGATTGTCGGGAAAAGTCGCTGGTTTATCAACAAATTCTTGTAGTTTATTCTTAAAAGCCCCTATTAATTCTTCCTGCATTGTTTTTAGTATATTAGGCATTTGCTCATTTAACTTCTGTGCTTCGGCTTTCGCTATTTCTGCGTTAGAATCAATTTTAATAAAGGCTTCTCTTATTTCATTGTTATTAGTATGTTCAGCCATTTGTGCAAGGAAACTTAAACTTCTTTCCGGAGTTATCTTATCTAAAGCACTTGCTGACCTATCAATAGTATTAACAAACGCTTCTAATCCCCCTTTATCCTTTAGTTTTCTTGACATAGAAACAACATAATCTGCAAAATCATCGGTTGTTAAAAGTTCATCTCTTAATTTTGCGGTTTGTTCGCCAAAGTCTGTTAATGTTTTGCCGGAGGTCTTTCTATCTTTAGTTTGTTTTAGCCTCATTTCATAACGGGCAATATTTCTTTTTGTTGCTTCTTGTAGTTCTTGTAGTTGAAGAGGTTTCATAGTTGGCTCGCCTTCATCATCTTTAGGCAAATTTTCTGCACTAAATTTAGAATATTTACCTAACTTTTCCTTAGCCTTGCGTATTTTTTCTTCTAAGTCCTTGATTAAATCATCAATTTTTCCTTTAGCAGATTCCGGAGCATCACGGCTCGTTGCTTTCATTCCTATTTTATAAGCATCTCTTGGATTAATTTTTTCTCCGGCTAAAGATACCGAAGCATGGTTAGCATAAGTTCTAATATTTAGTTTTTCAAAAATAATATTACCTTCATTATCTCTTTTTGGAACACCATCTTCTAAAATAGGTTGAGGTTCTTCGGAGTCTAACGCTCTACCGTTTCTAAAGTATTTAATTTCTAAATCATCCATTGGAAAATCTTCGGGGTCGCTTTCGCTTAGAGTTTTGTAGAATTTTTCAAAATTATTTGCTTCTTGAATAGTAAAGTCCTCGCCCAAGTATTGCAGTTGCTCGGATTGTAGATTTAGTTTAGCATCTTCTACTTGGTTTCCTAAAATCCTGCTTGAATTTATAAAATTTCTAATTTCTTTTTTTACAGCCTTCTTGGTTTTAGTTTTTGCACCTTGAATGCCGTTTTCTCCAATAAGACTCCCAACATATAGATTACTAATTGTTCTTTCTTCATCTGCTATAACTGCTTGATAGATTTCTTCAACAATTATCTGTTCAGCCTCTTTTATACTTAACATTTCATTACTTCTTAGTGTATCAAAGAATTGTTTTTGCCATGTTGCGCTATTTGAAAAGTCATTTGTTATAACTAAAGAAGAATATGGATTCAAATTCATACTATTTGAACTTGATTTTTCTAAAAATAGAACAGAAGGCAGACTTCTTCTATTTGGAAGGGTTGTTGGCCTAAATGCTCTTACACTACCTTTAGTTTTATCAACTGCTCTAACATATTTTATTACAGAAGCACCTGTAAATGGCTCAATTAATTCTAATTTTTTATTTGAAGCGACAAATATCTTTTTTTGTCTAACTAAGTCGTCAATTTCAATATTGTTATCGCCAATATTGAGTTTCATACCCAAATTTCTCTCTTCTCCTTGCATTTTGTTGTAAATTATTTTAATTTGTTCTTTTCTTTTAACAACTTCCGGAGAATCTAAAACTTTATCTCGCTTTTTGTTCATTTTTATTGACATTAAGGCAACAATTTCACTTTCCGACTTAAAATTAACTAAAATCCCATCACCCTTTACTGTTCCATTGATTAATTTAGCAAATTCTTTGATTAAACTTTTGTTTTTTGGAGGATTATCAAAAATTATAGTCGATTTATTGCCTTTCATTCTCAATAAATCTAATTTATCTCTTAAGTCTCTATTTCTTTTAAGAGTAGAGACGGACAAATCAGCATTTTGGTCTATATTTTCTAAAATTTCATCAACTCTTTGGTGATTATTATTTCTTTTTGCTTCGGTTGCTTCATTTACTAACTCTTTGACTTCATCGGTTGTCAAAAATCGTGCCGCTTCCTTTATTTTTTGAACATTTTCTTTCATTTGTTCTAAAGTTTGGTCGCCATGTGGAGGCTGACCGTATAAATCTTTTAAATTCTGTAAATCTAACTGTTTATTTTCAACACTTCTTAATAATTCTTTAAGTGCTTTAGGAGTCTTTGATAGATTTTCTATTTCTTTTATTGCCTTTTCAGTTTCTTTGGCGTTAGTTATAACATAACCTAAAGTAAAGTTATCTAACGGAATCATTTTTAATAATTCAAACCAAGACATTGAATCACTTTCCATTAACTGCTCGCAGAATAACTTTAATTAAATCAAAAACCTGTTGTTTGTTATTATTACTTTGGCCTTTGGCAGATTCAAAAAGAATTTTAATATCGCTTTTAGCATCGGGTGGCGAGGTATTATACAATGCTTGTAGTTCTTTTAATTCATTGGGGATTGGTTTGTCTTTCCATTTTTCATAGTCATATTCTCCTGTAAGAACATCGCCTAAATCTTCCCATTCTTTTTCGTCTTTTTTAATTATTCTTTCCCAAACCATATTACCACCTATAACCTCTTAAATTTTCTAATGCGTCATAAAATATATCTTCTAATTTTTGGATTCTACCGTCTTTGTATTCTTGTTTCAAATCTTCAATTATTCGTAGAGCCTTCTTAATCTCATTAACCATATCATATTTTTTGATTTGATTTTTCCAAGACATATTAATCCCACTTAATTATATCAAACCAAGCCTTCTTGAAACCTCTTCTTGGTTTTACCCTTTCCATTCTTTCACGATATGCTCTTTTTCTTTCCTTTTTTTCTTTTTTCCTTTTTTCAGCCGCCAATTCTTCTTCTTTTTTTCGTTCTTTTAGCGAAGGATTTCTTTTTCCTTTTTCTCTTGCGAAACGATTTCTGCCATAATCATTATTTTTTCTTGCCCTTTCAGCCGCTTGGGTTTTCCTGTACTCTTGTAGTTTTCTTTGTTCTTCTTTGTATTTATCTGAATTTAAATAATCTGTTTCTTCTTTTATTTTCATTCTTAGAACAGGTATAAAAATATTTTGATTTACCCAACGCCTGTTTATTGGCAGTTGTTGTCTTAAATACAAATCATGTTTGTTTTTTCCAAATGCTCCCCTTAAGGCTCTATTAGCCGAATCAACAACATCATCTGCATCTATTCTATTTTGAACTAAACGGGAAGAATTTTCAAGTTCCAATAGGTGTTGTTTGTTGAATTTTTTAAACATAGGGTCTTTTTCTAAAACATCTATTATAAATTTAGCAAAGCCTTGAACTTTATCTAAACCATATTTACTTTTAGTTTCATTCCATGCTTCAATATCTTCTGTCTTTCTTGACCTGTCCGGCCTCTTGAAATCTCTTTCGGGATATTTCTTTCTTTGTTTATCTGCTACTTCTTTACTTACACCAATAGCATAATACTTGGCAGTATCGGGGATAACCAAATTACCTAATTTATTTTGATAATTTGCTCTAATCCAATCAGCATTTTTATCCCATACTTTGTAGCCTTCATCTCTTAATTTTTGATATAGCCCGCTTTGTTCATCAATCGGTCTATCTGTAATGAACCTAACTCTTTCGGAAACAAACTTCTGTGAACCCGACCTTGAAAATCTAATTGGGTTTTTTTCAGGATTATTCGCATCAAACATTCTTTCTGCGGGGTCGGGTTTTGAAATTTCAATATGTATAACAGTCGCAGGGTTTTGTTTATCCCAATCTTCAATTATTTGCTTTAGCCTGTCGGGGTCATATTCAAAATTAATATCATAATCTGGAATAGATATTTTTGGCATTTTTAATATTGTTATCCAACTCATTGTAATTTCTCCTGCATTTTCTTCTTAATGTCTAACCAAATCTCCGGATTGTTTTGGGCTAAGACTTCTTGGACTATTTGCATTTGGGCGATAACAATTGTATCTTGTCTCTTGTGAACCAATTTACCTTTGAACTCCATAAGATATTTTAGCGACTCTCTAATTTCTCTTGCGAGTTTTGTTAAAGCGTCAATCATCTTTGGGTCTAAGTCATTTCCTAACTCATTGAATACTTGTTCTAATCGTGTATCTAATTTAGCAACATTGTTAGAAAGTAAATCAACTTCATTTACTTCTCTTTTTGCTATCATCATAGCGGCTGATTCTTGAACAATAGGCATCAAATGATGTTTCATATGTCTTTGAATTTGAGCCTGTGTTGTATTTAGTGCGGTGGCAACTGCTTCTGTTGAAATGCTACCTTCATTAATTGCTTGTTCATAGTGCTTTCTCATTGGGTCTATGCAAAGGGCGCACTTTGGATTAGACGACATTTTATAATCGCCCATATGATTTCTTTGATGTTGAGCCGCAGTTCCACTTCTCCAATTATATTTTGTATCTAATTCATCGCAGGTGGTTTCGCCTGTTTCAAGCATACGCTCTAATTCTTCTCTATCTTCATGCTGACAAAGACCACACCTTTTACGAACAACTGACATAATAATCACCTTAAGAATTGGTTTCGGGTTGGGCTTCCTTGAGTTCTAATAGTTCTATTAGATAATCAAGGTCGGGTAAATCAAATTGATTAACCATTTTCTTAACACCCTTAACGCCTCTAAGAGTCTTTCGATAATCAAATTGATTTAAAAATCTTCCAGTCTTATGTATGAGCATATCAAATTTTTCTTTTCTATCTTCATCAAAATGTGGATAATATTTTTTCCTAATTCCGACCATGACATAATCAAATTCACTACCTATCACATCATTAAAATCATAATCATCAAGTCTTTCCACAGTCTGCCTTGCATCTCTTATTTTAATTACATCTTGCCACATGTTAATTCCTCCATAAAAGTTGTTGCCACATCTTAGAAATTATTTTTGCATCGGGGCTATATTTTCCTGTATCTTCACCGAACTTTTCTCTTGCAGTTTTTCTATAATCGAATCCACCCTTTCTTGCATTCTGCCATGCTCTAAATCCGTTTGGTGCTTTATTGGTATTGGCTCTCTTTAATGCTCTATCAACTAAACCAATAATAGGTAATGCCGTAGCAGTTAATTTGAAACTAATCACATTACCAACAAGTGCATCTCTTTCTTCCTTTCTTCCAAGATTTGCTATTTCCCTAATTGGGTTTTGCTCATTAGGTTTAACTTTAAACTCCGTAGCCTGTAATTCCGACCTCAATTTATTAACAAGAAGTTTTCCACCTGCGTTCCAAAAAGCAGTATTCTTAATTACACCATTAAAGAAATCCTCAACAGACTTAATTTCATCAATATCAACTTCATCAACTCCGCTTGGTATCGTATCAACTTCTACCTCTAAATCAGTTTCTTTTTCCATGTTTTCTGCGTCTTTCATAATATACAGAAGACCTTTTGGTTTAGCATATTTTGTTGCAGTTTCGGAAAATAATGCTTGGTGTGGAGGATTATTTCCTGCAAGCCATTCTTTAGGAACTGCGCTAACACCTTCATTTCTTTCAGCATACCATTCAGTCGCATAATGTCCTTGAACTTCTCTTACTGCGAGTGTTTCTCCGGTTGCGCTTTTTGGCTTTTCAGTAAATAAAATAAATGCAGGGTCATAAGCCGGAGTGTCGCCTCCTATGTCTTTTCCTGTATCTTTCATTTTTTCTAAAGTATTAGCCATTCTTGCTATTAGTTGTGCTTGTTGAACAGTAAATAAATTATCGGGATTATCTACAAATCCTTCTATAACATTCAAAAATTGAACTGCTCCTTCACCATCTCTTCCATCATTACGACTACCGCCTCTAATGTATGGGTCTTTCAAATGATTCTTTAGCATATTGTAAAGATTAGGTATATTCTTTACTTGAAGGTCGCCACCACTAATTTGCTGACAATTAGTTCGCCACTTGTTAAAATTTTCAATAAATGGAAAATCTTGAGTTTGCTTCACTTTGTTTCCCTTGTGATTTTGAAACTCCTTCTTTTTCTTAGTTTCTTTTACCATCTTCTTCTTCCTCCTTTTTCTTACCATATCTCGGTCTGCTTTCAAATCCGGCAGTTGTGGACATTACAGTTGTTGCCTGTTTTTCAAAGTCTTTAGCCCTTTCCCGACTAAAATCTACATCTTTAGCATCATAGTGAAGAATACTTCTAAACATTTCCATAATAACATCTTCAAACTTTTCACCATATCTATCCATTAAAACTGTAATATCTTGAACATCAACATCTCTAATATGTGGCTTTCCGGCCTTTCTTGCTAAAACTTCTAATCTTGTTAAAAGTTCCCTTGCCTCTTCTCTTTTTCCCTTATTTTTAATTTTATCAGTCAAAGAATCAACAAATGTCATTACTTCTCTTAGAACCCTTGTAGAGTTCTTTTGGTAAGCCCCCATATCATCAAGACCAATCATCATCGCACCCAATGGATTTATTATTTGTTCTCTTGTTGCAGGGTGTTGTAAATATTGTTTTATTCTTAGATATGTGCTATCAGGGAATTGACCTGTAAATGCTCCATATTCTGTTTGTTGGTCGGCCATTTCAAACTGTTCTTCTGCCATACCGCCATGAGTTGCTTCGTGCATAATGGTTCTTTTTACCCATTCCATTATTTGCTTATCTGTTGGTTCTTTACCTAATCTTTCTTTTAGATAGGAATAGATTTTAGACGGATTAATTCTAATTTTCTTTTCTAAAAAATCCAATACTGTCGGGTTTGGCTTTTCTAATATTTCCTCAAACTTATCCGAACTAACAGGTTCAAATTTAAAATACCCAAAACCTCTTGCTTCGGGGTCTAAATCAAAATCAATATCTTCAACTTTTATAATTTCAAACCAATCCAAAATTATTCCTCCTTCATTGGACAAGATGGCTTTATTCCTGCTTTTGGTGAAGGTAGGCTTAAATTGCATCTTTGATATTTAGTTACCATTTCTTGACATCTGCGACAATATCCTGTTTTTTGAACTCTATGCTCAACATCTTTTTCAGTGTATTTAGCCACGACATCTTGCCAAATCATGTTAATCACTCTTGGTCTGTAAATGCGCCTCTTGGCTTTGATTTAGAATGATAGCCTTTATTCTTACAATGCTCACAACCCTTTCCTTTACATTTAGGGCATTCCATTTTGGCCTTTTTAGTCTCATTTAACATAGCAAAATCTTCGCCTGTTATTTTACCATCTTTGTTAGCATCAATTTTCTTTTGATTACCAATAAGTTTCTTTTCCAATTCTTGTTTTTCACATGAAGCACAACCACAGTTGCCTTTCTCCATTCCACAATGACCTTTTCTTACTATGTCTCTCCAACTCATTTTTTCACTTCCTTAAAATTTATTTTCTTGTCCTCTAAATTTATACGGTGTGTAAGTGGCAGGTCTTACAGAAGGCGGTTCACCTGCTTTACTTCCCCTTGTGTCTTCTTGTTCTGCCATTCTTTCATCATATTCTTCCTTAAATCTACCAAGACCGTATGTTTTCATATAATGACGCACCATTATTCCAAACTTTTTTTGAGTCATTTTATGGTCGAAAGGAGGTTTTCCACTTTCTATATCTTCTAAAAATTGAACAATTGCCTCTTTGGGTTCTTTTCCACCCCTTAGCAAATTATCTCTTTTTAACGACTCCCATTTACTACCTATATTTCCTCTCATATTTTGTTGATATATTTGATAATCATTTTCATCTTTATTAGACCACTCTTCAAGAGTCATAGGTTTTCCATCTTCATCAAAAGTAAAGGTGTCTTTATCCTCTTTTAGAATACTACGCCAATTCATTTCTTATCACCTGTGATTAAGTCTTTTTTGGCTTTAGATTCTGCTTCATCTAACTCTTTTGACTTAGAATCAAACCATGAATCAAGGTAATTACATCTTGTCATTAAATCACCCTTTTTAATTCGCACTAAGTTTAATCGTTTATACCTTTCTATTTCCCCAAAAAAATGGCCGGAATTTTTTTTCGGCATAACCCTTAAATTTCTCAAAAAATATGGCGGAATTTATTTGGCACTAGCGTTTTCATTTTTTTCTATAGATTTATATAAACAGAATAAAATGATATAATTTAAATATAAACGGCTGGCTGTTTGAATTAAATGCTAATTGTTTCACGATTAAGATTAAATGTTTAATATATTATTGTTTATCAGTATTATCCTCAGTATCTCTTATTATGGTTAAAGTAGTGGCCAAACTGCTATAAAGTTTAAATTTAATGGTTCAAAATAGGTGGTTTAGAACGATTTCATTTAAACTTGTATAAATAAAAAATTTTGATACAAAGCCATATGGTTGTATAACAGGATATGCAAAATGCATAAAGGGCTATTATTCCGAAGTTTGTAGAATGATTGTTTATAGCGGTTAATAGATGAATAAAAAAGGCATTACGCAACTGTTCAATGTTTAATTCTAAAGGCTATATCCTTCGTCATTAATGCCTCTATTCAATGTTTCGTGATTATGCACTATGAATAGTCTCGCTGATGTTCTCATAAGCCTCATAACAACCATATGGTAATGCTTTGCACTTACCGCACCAAAGCGGGGAGATTTAACTCCAAAGGCTTGATATTGATATTTTACCTTTAACTTTCTTACCTTTCATTTTCTTCACTCTAGCCTTAATTTGTTTAGGAGTTTTATATCCCTTGAATGTAACTTGAGCATAAGCATTACTTCTAAAATTAGTTGGGTCTTGCCACTGTGCTAAGTATTTCTTTCTACTTTCATGTTTAATCTGTTTACGGATTTGTTGAATATCCGAATTATGCTTAACCTTTCTTAGTCCGTTCTTTTGTGCTTTTCTCATTTTAATCACCTTGAATTGAAGAAACTCCGCCTACTCCATACATATCCGATTAACTGCATTTTTTCTTGTTTCCGTCTCTAATTCGGCTAGCCTCCTTAGATTTGTTTCCCATTCTATGTCTTACTACGCTGTGTTTCGGCTTTGTTTCCATTAGTGTTTATGGCCACTAATAAACCAATGGAATGTAAGGGTGGAGTTGGGATTTAATTGAATACCCAAATGAGTGTGTTGGTCGTAAAAGAATCAATCTTTTGGATTTTGCACACTCAACACCATATAGTCAGCGATTGCTAATCTACGACCTTAATCACCGTAATTAACCAAGTCAGCGACTAAACCGCTTGATTAACCCTAAATGCGGGAAGCACCCCGATATGGCTACCTTAAAACTCTTTTACAAATTCTTATTCAGTCATCTCCGTGTCCGATTGCCACCGAACAGTAATTGGGCTTAGGGGGCGTATAGGGTTTAGTTATGTGCAAAGCAATAACAACCATATGGTTCGGCAACTTTGTTCCGTCTCGACGAGCGAACCCTATTAATGGTTATAATCGCTATATACCATGAGAGCAGTATTAACGCAAGATTTGTTTAATGATAGAGCCGATAAGTTGATTATTACTACCTGTGCAGACGGTTTATTCTGTATTCCGAAAATTACAGAATTTATTCATCAGCATGATTTACCCGCTAAACTTACCAGCGATTTTACAGGAATGAGAATTACGATTAGAGGTGGCGACAGATTGACAAATGCTCTCCCAGAAATCCGTCGATTTATCAGTAATCAACACTACAAACGCTGATAAACACCGCTTGAGCCGCTTTTGCGGTTCTCGCTTAACACAAAGTTTACTCAACCATATGGTAGGACTTTGGATATACCCCGAAGGGGGCTTTAAAAGCCACATCTCTCATTGACTAAACGCCAGTATTCATCCTGTTCATCTTTTGAGAGCATTTCAATGATTCTTTGCCATTCTATTTGATTTAAATATAGTTTCGTTGCTTTATCTTCTAATTCTCTTACTCTATTCATTTTATCACCTTCATACTAATGTCCAATCGCCTGTCCACGCTTCACCGTTCAAATACCATTGAAAATTTCTTTGATAAACAAAAACATTAGGCAAACCGTTTAAGCGTTCCTTTGTTGTGTTTGATTGCCAGCCACCATCATTTATGTATAATCCACCGTCAGCCGTATATTCAGCAATCATATTACCATGAAGAAATAATCCGACCGAATTATCAAATACCTTAACTTGAGTATTTCCTCGCTTGAATGGTTGTTTAGTCCTAAAGGCTCTTACTGCATCGCTTGTTATCTTTCGCATGACCTAATCAAAATAATTCATACATAGGGTTATGCAACAAAGCCGTCATAACCATATGGTTGTGCTTTGCCAATGTAATGAAACCCCAACTTTTGGGGCTTCAGGGGCTAAAAGAGCATCATTCCTCTTCTTCGCCTCCTTCTTTGGTTTTAACCGGAGGTGGGGTTAATGATGGGATTTCACCATTCATCGAACCATCCCAACGACCTTCCTTATGGCCTTTTACAAGGTTATCATAAGCAGTTTTCGCCATTTTCTCCGCATATTCTTGTATTGAAGAATATGCTCCACCTGTTCTGCCGTGTGGTAGTATTACAGTCATTAGTAATTCAGCATTAGTAATATCCGCAAAGGCAGTATAAACCGCATTCTTCACAGAAACCGCATGTGCTTCCATTTCTTCCGGTAATGCTGATTCTCGGCCTCTTCTCGCTTTTGGGAAGTCTTCAAATAAACTCCCTATGCTTCTAATTGCTGTCCAATATGTTGAACGCAAATCATCATTTCCACATGCATTACCTAATGTAATAGATAATCCAATCGCTTGTCCTGCATCGCCTCTATCTTCACGATTCAGCCATACCTCTACTTCTCCTATATTCTTATTCCAATTTTCTATTTTCATGTTTTTTCACCTCAAATAAAGTAAATCCGCACTTTTAGCCCCTGTGCCGACTAATGGGCTTGAGGGGCGGATAAGGTTGTAATTAAACAAGGGCAAAGCCATTACAACCATATGGTCGTGCTTTGTCTTTTCGGCCCGAAGGCACTCAAATTGGCATATTGTCTCTCCAACATTCCAATTCTTCCATCAACCAAGCATGGTTCATTGATTTTTCATGCATATCTGCCAATAGTGCCTTCATCTTATCAGGTGTATTAGTCCATGTTTCTTCGTCAATTCCATAATCTTCTTTGAGAGCAATTTCAAACCTCTCTATTTTTAGTGCTTCCTGATATGCTTCAAAATCAGCAAAAAATTGCTCATGTTGTGTTGTCATGTCATAATCTTCTACTCTCGGTCTTTTCAACTCGTTCATGGTAATAGGAATATATCACCATTTATCTTGGCTATTCACAAAGTTACTACCATATGGTCTTACTTTGCTAAGACCCTCACGATTTTTTAAAATCGGTCATAGGGGAACTTATTCACCAATAATAAGTTCTTTCGCCATCATCAGCAAAATTATGATAGCCGGACTCCATCGCCCTCATTCGCATTTCTGCTTTGTGTTCTTTGATGTATTCGTCAATGTCTTTTTGAGAAACAGAAAAGGGTTTAGCAGTTTTAGACCATTCTTTAAAGACAGGGTGCAAAACCTCAAAATTATCTTCTTCAAATTCCTCAACAGTTATTGAACCCGATTCAACAAAGTTTTCGGATATAACATCAGGACATAAGAAATACCTAATTCCATAATCCTCTTTAATCCAGTTATTTTCATCATCTACTCTATTATCTAACCATTTGTAAAAACTTCTCATTTTAAAACCTCTTAAGCGACTAATAGCCTTTATAAGCGGCTATGGTAGTAATTCCAAAGTTATTTCCTACCATATGGTCGTGCTTTGCATCTACCCCCACATGGGGGCTACGAGGGCTGAATCCCGTAGTCTCACTCTTCTTCCGAAACCTCCATATCAGCCTTAGTAGGTCTTGGGGTTATTTGAGGAATACCGGCCTTATTAACCGCTACACCATCAAATCTTCCGTCTTTGATTGATTGCATCATATAGTTATGAGCAGATTTCTTGTAGTAAGCAACCAATTCATCGTAGTTAGCATATACTCCGCCCGTTCTTCCATGTGGAACGATGACAGAAAGTAGTAATTCATGGTAGTCAGTAGGGATTTCCGCAAAAGCATCTATAATTTTTTGCTCCACAGTCGCCAAAACAATTTCCTGTTCTTCTGTCAATGTTGATTCTCGGCCACGACGGGCTGACGGAAAACCATCCATTGTTGAACCTATTGAACGAATTGCTGTCCAATAGGTACTTCTTAATTCATCAGTATTTGCAGAATCTCCAAGAGTTAGAGATAGCATTACTGCTTGTAGGTTATCACTTGGGGGTTGATTTTCCGCCCAAACTCGCACTTTATTTGTATTCAATTTCCAATTTGCTTGTTTCATATTATTCACCTTTTCGTTTGTTGGTAAAGCCACAGTTTCAGCCCTTGTAGCAATATACAGGGTTAAGGGGCGTATATGGTTGCCTTCGTGCAAAGCAGAATGAACCATATGGTTGTATTATATCGTTAAGCGCATGTTTGGCCTAATTAGGAATATATATTCAAACAACAACAGGTTCAATTAATTGGGTGAGAAAAAAGTTCATATGAAAAGTGGTGTGTTTCAATTGGCCTTATATTAATTCATATTCTTATTCATATACCTATATTATAGTAATCTAATCAATGTGTCTCATCGAATCTCACAATGAGACGAGACGAATAGGGGCAGATTCTTGAGAGTTATAGTGTATAACTATAAAGAATATTAATACTTCTCATAATCTCATATATCTCATATCTATCTATCTATCTTCTTCTCTCTCTTGGGAGAGGATAAGAGGCATATTTAGAGAGAAATATATATGGGATTTTCATGAGACGAGATGAGACGAATTATTTTACCCACTTCTCCAAAGATTCTTAGGGGTTATGGGTCATAACTCATTATTCTCATGATGAGACAAATGCGAGACTTGTCTCAATCAACTACGGAGCAAAGTTGTTTCATTGGCGAATCATTATAGTTAAATAATTTTAATTCATGTTATTAGATTTAATTTAGAATATTTAATTTAATTTAGAAAAATGTGAAATAAGCCGCATTATTCAGGAGGCCCGCATTTTATTCTAATGAAAAACTTGTAAAAACCCTCATTGGCCTTCAATGCTGAACTCCTTTATATATGGTAATCAATTGTCTAAAATAGCCCACAAGGGCAAGGAGTAAGATAATATGGATAACACACAATGGGATAGCCTCGTAATAGAGGTTAGAGAATACCTTGAAGCAGACACAGGTTTAGATGCAGGACTTAAACAAGTCATTGAACTAAACCTTCAAATCGGAACAAATAACGCCAACGAAAGAGTAGCGGCTAAAGGCGCACTAAAGGCTCTTTTGAAGGGAAGAGACGGAACACCTTTCAAGAGAGGTCAAAAGTCAGCAGTTCCGGCAAGCGTTAGAGTATCAATTGACAAAATATGCGGAGTAGTAGAAGAAGCGGCTATGAATTATTATAACCACGATGCTATTATTGGTGCAATCACCATGAAACACATTAAGAGTGGTGGCGGTCAATATGATGATGCAAGCGATTATGCTTCGGCAGTTGTTAAGAGAACCCGTAATAACCTAAGTAAAATGTATAAAGATGGCACTTGGGATGGAACGGTTGAATCTCTATTAGGAACAACCGAATAAGCAAAGTTTGTCTTTGTTCATTAGCACATCTTTACTGCGTTAAAGATATATAGGCTAACCTTGCGTTAGCGGAATGAAACATTGGGAGGTTCGCCTCCCTTTGTTTTCAATTTAAGTGATGTGATAAAATGAGACTTGTTGAAGAAGTATATGTAAAAGCCGAGAAGGATTTGATATGCCAAAGTTGCGGGTGTGATATACCCGAAGGTTCTAATCACCTATTGGAATCTTATGTTCATAAAGGAAAAATATCAACAAGTCATTATTGCTTGAAGAAGAAATGTAATCCCCCAAACAATGTCCGACTAAGACTATTTTGGGGCAGTATTGTCGTTGGCCTTGCATCATGGGTCATTTACCTTTCTTTCTTCAATTGAAAATTTTTAGGGGTTAGTCAAAACTCAAAGGGGGGTGAGCCGACCCCTTATACGCCCCGACATGCACAGGTTGATTCAAACAGTTGGAAAGCGGATTCATTTCACTTTTTCAACTTAATTATGTCATGAATTAATTTAGTTCATGGTATTGAGAATCATTCTTGAGAGAGGGTTGAGTCAAGGGGGCTACTAATGTAAATGCGAATTGATTTTCGCTGACTCCCCTCTCTCTTCATATTCACGAAAGTTTTCAGGATAAAAATGAAAACTTTGCACACTATTTTCACCTTTTCATTAAGGTGCATTAGTCGTATTTCTTTTCATTATAAAGAAATAAATCATATTCCCTTTGAAGGGAGGTAATAAAAATGGAACATACAAAACAGCAAAAAGCAATCTTTGATTGTATAGAGAACACAGACCACCACATTATAATTAATGCAGGTGCAGGAACAGGTAAAACTACAACTATTGTAGAAGCCGCTAATAAAATCGGTAATAATAAGGCCGCTTTTTTAGCATTCAATAAATCAATAGCAACAGAACTTGCAGAAAGACTACCCGAAGGCGTAGAAGCAAAAACATTTCACGCATTCGGCTTTGCTGCTATTAGAAATGCAGGTGTTAAAACAAGAGTCAATAACTTCAAACTTAACAATATCATTAAGGATTTCTTGGGAAAGGATTTCAATATTGCTCCGGTTAAAAAGTTGGTATCTTTAATCAAAGGTTCTCTAATTGACCCTTCTAATAAAAGAGAAGTCAATAGACTGATTGATGAATATAATATCCAATTCCATTCCGAGCGTGAAGAGGAAATAGCAATTGCTCATCTAACTACATTACTCAAGGCTTGTGCAAATAAGACAAGCGAAGTTGATTTTGATGATATGATTTGGCTACCTTTAGTAAATAACTATCCTTTTCCTAAGTATGATGTTTTGTTTGTAGATGAAGCACAGGATTTCAATGAAAGCCAAAGAGAAATGATTAGTAAATGCGTGAATGGTGGCCGATGTATTATTGTCGGAGACAAAAATCAGGCTATTTATGGATTTAGGGGAGCAGATTCTAATAGTATTGGGCTATTTAGAGAGAGACTTCTAAAAGGTTCAAGAGAAATAAGCGAATTTCCTCTCAGCATTTCTTGGAGATGCCCTTTATCGGTTGTTAAGGAAGCCAATAGATATGTAAAAGATTTTCAAGCGGCTGAAAATGCAATTGAAGGTAATGTAATAGTTAATGCTGAATTTACTCCACAAGAGAAAGATATGGTTTTATGTAGATACAATGCACCATTAGTCGGTGCTTTCTATGATTTAATTAGTCAAGGTAAATCTGCATATATTCTTGGTCGTGATATGACTAAAGGATTAGTTAATTCAGTTCAAAAGATTTCTAAGAATAATCATATGGGAACAGAAGAGTTTTGGCAATTATATATGCAAGACTTTGATTACAACTATAACAAATTATTGAATGATAATAAAAAGAATCAAGCGATGGCTCTTGAAGATAAAAGAGACTGTATCAGTATCTTTGTAAATAAAGCATCAACTGTTGGTGGAATTATTGAAGAAATCAAGAGAGTATTTGACGGTAATGATAACGGAGAAATTATGCTTTCTACCGTTCACAAGGCTAAAGGATTAGAAGCAAACAATGTGTATTTGTTAGCAACTGATAGAATGCCACACCCGTTAGGTGGATTAGAAGAAAATAACATTTGCTATGTAGCGATTACAAGAGCCAAGAAAAACCTCTTTTTAGTAGGACAAAGAACCGGAATTGTTGGGGAGTAAATTGACAGACAGATTAACTGTTGAGTTTTATTATATGTTGCCTTTAATTAACGCAGCATTGTTTGGACTCTTCAGTTTGTTTGTCATATCTTTAATAAAAATATATAATTGGTGGAATAAAAATGACAGAATGTGAATATTTTAACGCATATTGTGAACTAATCAAAAAAGGCGAAGAAGATTGGAAAACACTATCTACATCTAACCAAGTATGGTTTGATGAAATGTATGAAGTGCATAATCACAAAGATGAGGGCTGGCCTTATAATAATAAATATTATTGGGTGGGAATGATATTAGGTATGAACGAAAACTACAATTGTAAGGAGGAATAAAAATGGAAAATATAGTAGCAAAAAGACGACTTGGTGAGGGTCGTTGGGATAGAGCGTTAAAGCGTAAAATGACTGAATTATCAGTAGCAGATAATTATGATGATGCTAAACATGAATGGTTAGCAACAGGTAATGTTTGGTGGAGTGGTAATGATGTTATGCCGGATTGGGTTAGAGATTCTCAAATGGGCGTTGGCAAATGTCTATGTGGCCATATAGTTGTTTATCACTTTGAAATAAGAAATACAGAAAACGGAATTGTTGAATGCGTTGGTAGCGACCACATTAACTCATATCTAATTATGCGAGCAATTGCAGAAGATGAAGGAGTTAATATTGATACTATTACTGATGAACAAATTCAACAATGGATTAATGTTAGAACTAAATCTATGAAAGCAGAAGCGTGGTGGAAATCAAATGGTGAATCCTTTACTTTAATGTTTGATTCAGTAAAAGAATTAGATTTGCACTTTAACATTCACAAAAGAGATTGGTATTATGACCATGCGACACAACAAAACCATAGAAGAAGAGTTTTGAGAAAGAGAGGTGAAGGAAGTTATGGTTCTCCTAACTACAAAATGGCTTCTCTTGTATGGCGTTGGAATCACCCCGATAATCCTAAAGCACAAATCAATACAACAGGTTTTCCTAATGATAATCTAATGAAAGACTTGGCTTTGTTTTACATAAAGCGTGAACAGTATCAAAATCAATTGGATAAATACAATCAAACAAGAGCAAATAGAATAGAGTCTCTTAGAATTGCTCAAGCAGAAAGACGACGACAACAAGAAGAAAGACAAAGAATACGAAGAGAGCAAGAAGCGGAAAGACTAAGAATTTACAATCTACCGGAAAATGTAGAAGCAAGAAGAATAGAAGCAGAAGAAAGAGAAGAAAGAAACAGGCTTTGGAGAGAAAAGCAAGAAGCAGATAGACTCGCAAGAGAAATAGCACAAAGACAAAAACAAGAAGAAATCTTAACTAAAGATTTTGGTGGAGAAACTTTCTTACAAGTATGCGACTATTATGGTGTTCCTGAATTTGATGAATCATTTGCTGGTAATGAATGGGAGCGTTCTTTCCTTGCAGATATTAAAGAACAAATGATGGGTAGTAAAGAATTATCTCAACGCCAACTGCATACTCTAAAAAGAATATTCGATGTAGATTTAGCAACGCCTAAACAACTTGGATTCTTAGAAAACTTAGGTTATAATGGAACAGTTTCCGCTTTAACTAAAAGAGAAGCAAGCAACATTATTTCTCAACTCTTAGAGGAAAGAAATTAGATTCAATAGTAGGTTAAAGCCTCATTGGAATCGCAGGTTTAAAAGTAAAAATATACAATTGTCAAATTATGAATCATCATCTCCCCCGTAAGGGCTTAGAGAAGTTCATAGGCGTAAGTATGTTTTCCTGCATAGAGGGTTTTCATAGTAATACGGATAAAAAAATTATACTTAGCGAATTATGTATGTGTTCACTAATTTTTCATATGAATAGTGGTTCTAATCAACACGAAGTCCGTTCCCTCGCCTAAAGGTGATTTACATGATAGATTGGATAAAAAAATTCTTTGTTAGTAAAAACAAAGAAAAGACACCAAAATGTGATATATGCGCTTTAGGTGCTAAATATCATATGTTAATTGAATTTCAAACAATGGAATTAACAGAATTAGAAAATAAAATATTAATTAAAATATGTGATGGTTGTTATGAAGAAGTATATGAAAGATATAATCCCGATAGAAAACCACCGCCAATACAAGCCGGAGTTTTTGAATCGAAGATGTGAACATGAAGAAACAAGAAAAAGAATTTGTAAAGAATTAGTGGGTTTAGGTATGCCCCACTACAATGCATACCAAATATCAATAAGGAGAATGAAAGAATGAAAATAACAAAGAAATACGGAAATATAATTTATGGTGATAATACCATATCTAAAACAATAACTTATCATTTTGATAAGATAAGAGAACTAAACACCTTTTGGCAGGATAATTTAGATGCTGGCATGAAGGGTAATTGGCAAGCACACTTAGATAGAATGACTATTGAACATAGCGAGTTTGTTGATGCAAGAGAATATCTAAATGATTTTACAGAATTTTGTGAAGGTGAAGAAGAATGACACTACATGACTTAATTAGTAATTTAAGCAGAATAGAATACTTGGAGTTTTGCGCTGAATTTGACATTAGCGGAGATAGCGCACAAGAAATGTCTTTTTTTGTAGCACAGTATCAAGATGACTTTGAATTTGTTATACGATGGATAAACAAGTTTAGAGGTGAAGAAGAATGAATATAGCAAAAGAAATAGAACTATGGATAGATAACTTTGAACAAACAAGTCAAGATGTTGGCGACCTTGAACAACAGTATGAGGATTTGCTTAGAGAAAAAACAAAACAAATGATTCTTGAAAGCGAGGGTCTTGATTGGAAGTCTATTGCATACATGACGGCAAGGTTGAATGTTGAGATGGGTTATACTTGTGCAAATACAATTGAAGGATATGGAGATGATGAAGAATGATTAAAGGATTATTGAAAGGAATTGCTTTTACAGCCGGTTATATTATTGTTGGTGGAGTTGGTTTAGCAATATTGGCTGAACTCGCTACAAATAAAGGCGGGGAAGAAATATGAATATATTTGCACTATCAAAAGACCCGATAGAATCAGCACAACAAATGCTCAATAAGCATGTAGTTAAAATGCCAACAGAAACCTGTCAAATGCTACATACTAATGCTTTGTTTATGGAATATACAGATAGACACGGACAAGAACCCACGCTACGACAACTCAAAGAATATCATGCACTTATAGATTCTAATTTAATGAAACCTGCTATGTTAAATCACCCTTCAACTATATGGGCGAGACAAAACATTCACAATACATTATGGTTGTATAATCATGGTATTGCTTTATGTGGAGAATATACAGAAAGATATGATAAACAACATGGAGCGTATGAAAGAATGCTACAAACTCCTGTTGAATATGATGCTGATACTACATTAGCAACTCCCGTATCAATTGCTATGTTTGATACTTACAGAATACCAAATGAATACGGAGAGCATTGTTGGGAATATGTAATTGATTCTTACCGCCATTATTACTTAGAAGGCAAATGGAAATTTGCAGAATGGCCGGAAGGTAAAATGCCGGATTGGTGGCCAAAGAATCACTACGCAGTAAAATATAACAAAGGAGTTAGAGCGTATAATGCAACTAAACCTAAATATCCTATGTTATTATTGGAGGAATAAAAATGAAAGAAATATATAGATGTATAAATTGTAATGTAAGAATAAGTAAAGACAGACATTATTGCTACGGTTGTTTTACCGAAGCAGAAAAGAAAGCGGGTGAAACAAATGAGTAATTATCCCGACAATATGTGTTGGGCGGCATTAGATGACCATTTAGACCCTAAATTAGAATGTGGTTGTTATGCAAGTATGGATTGTGAATGTTATTTAGAATGTGGTTGTTTTGTTGATGCAGACTGTAAATGTGAGGAAGAAGAATGAGGTGTAAAATTTGCCAAGACCCTCACCACGATACTTGTCCTATGGTAGAAGATTGTTTGTGTTGTGAGAATACAAAAACAAATTTAATGGAGAATGATTTAAATGAATAAAGATTGTAATATTTGTGAAGGCAAGGGTTGGTATGAAGTTGCTAATTATAGATTAGAACAAATGGAATGGGTTGAATGTATGGATTGTTTATTACAAGAACAATACAAAGAACACATAACAGAACAGTTAGCAGATTTATTAACAAAGTCAAGCAAGCACCAATTGGCACTTATTGTTTCAACTTTTACAATAAACCAAATGGATAAAAATGACAATGATGATATAGCGAGACTTGAAGGAATGATTCAAACTAAGAATTACCTTAACGCTATTCATGTAGCAAAAGCATACGCAGGTGAATAATATGATTTATATGTTTAGAGAATTAACAGAAATAACATTTCTAAATTATGTTATGAGTTGGCATCAAAACCAATCAATGAGCGTATTGTTTCACACGGCTTTTGAATTAGAAAAAGCAGGAATAGAGATAGATGAAAACACAATCAAGAGTTGTGCAGTTTCATTACAACGCCAATTTAAGAAGTTAGGTGTGCGGTTGTTTCAAAACCCTAATGCCGATATAACAAAAGATAATTATATTCTTACGGAAGAAGCATGGGATTTTATTGTGGCTAATTTACACGATACAATCTATGATGAAAACGGAGAAAAAGAAGGTGAGTATTTCCTTCACCCAAATAAACTAACAGGAGAGATGATAATATGAATACAAATGTAGAATTTAGAATAGTAGATAGCCCCGATTTACCACCTTTGGTAATATCGCAGAATGAAGATGACGAACCAAAAGTGGTAATTAATACTCATCATAGACTATGGATTAGTCTAAATCGTAGAGTAATTGCAGGAATTGTTGATAACCTTCAAGAGAAAATGGATATGATTCTAACAAGTTATTTAGAAGAAAGTTATGCTTTTGAAAAACAAGATAGGGAGTTTGTTTGAAATGACAGTTCAAAAAGAATGTCAAATGTGCAAAGCACTTTTTGTAACAAGAACTGCTAAATCAGCAAGATGGGAAAAACATTGTCTTGATTGTTATTTAAAAGTTAAAAATAACAAATCTTTTCAACTTAAAAGGTATGAAGAGGTAGAAGATAATAAACTTAAATCAATTAGAGTTGATATTGCTAAATTACAACAAGAAGTTGATTCAATACCAAGTATAATCAAAGGAGAGTTAAATGACTCATTAAATACATTAATAGATGCAGACTTTCTTAAAATAGTAAAGGAAGAGATGCATACTCAACTTTTTTCTTTATGGTTAGAAAAACAAGAAGAAGATAAACAATTCAAAGAGAAGATGCAAAGGCAACTTCTTACACTCAACAACAAGATTTTGGAGTTGATGAAAAAATAAAGTCAAGGCTTAAAGGAGGCCGACAAAACTTATTTGTGAACTCCTTTAAATAGTTAAGAGGAATAGCAAGAACGGAGAGGATTAATTATGTCAATTAGATTAAGAATTATGAATGAAACAGGCCACACAGAAGTGTTGATGGCTTCAAGTGAGATTATAGAACAGATAGATACCCACCCTACCCATTGGGCGATAGTGGATGGAGATATTGTATCGAGAGAAGAAATTAGAGGTATCAATTGGGAAGAAGTATCTTCCGTTGATTTGATTCCGGCAATTGTCGGAGGACAGGAATAAGCGAAGTTTGCTAATTCCCTCTAACTACCTTTCTTGGGGTAGCATATAGTTTAGTTCCATTTACTATATGCTATCCCTTTTTTTAATAAACAAAAATGGACTTTTAATTCCTTATTTAAAGATAAGGGATATATTTATGACGGCTTCTTAAGTCGGAAAAATGCAGGTGAAAAATATGGAACAAGCCCCCAATAAGAAAATTTTATCAGATATAACAGTGCATATGAAATATGCCAAATTTAAACCCGAACTTCTAAGAAGAGAAACATGGGAAGAGATTTGTGAAAGAAATATGAATATGCATATTAAGAAATATCCAATGTTAGAACAAGACATTAGAGATGTTTATGCACATTTTGTATTACCAAAGTTGGTATTACCATCAATGCGCTCAATGCAATTTGCAGGAAAGCCAATTGATATATCACCAAATAGAGTATATAATTGTGCATATATGCCAATAGATTCACATTTAGCCTTTAGTGAGGCTATGTTTTTATTACTTGGTGGAACAGGAGTTGGATATTCTGTTCAAAGACACCATGTAGAACAATTACCCGAATTAGTAATGCCAAATCCGGATAGACAAAGAAGATATTTAATTGCCGATTCAATTGAAGGTTGGGCTGATGCAGTTAAAATTCTTTTAGAGTGTTATATGGGAATTAGGAAATCAACTCCTATTTTTGATTATTCCGACATAAGAGAGAAAGGAGCATTATTAATTACTTCTGGTGGTAAAGCGCCCGGTTCTCAACCATTAAGAGAATGTTTAGTTAAAATAGAAGGAATCTTACAAAGATGCGGTAATTATCAACTTAATCCTATATATTGCCATGATATTATGTGTCATATTGCTGATGCAGTATTAAGTGGTGGAATTAGGAGAGCCGCTATGATTAGTTTGTTTTCTGCTGATGATATGGGAATGATTGCCGCTAAATCCGGTAAATGGTGGGAAAATAACCCACAAAGGGGCAGGGCAAACAATTCAGCCGTTTTACTTAGACATAGAATAACTAAAGATTATTTCTTAGATTTGTGGAATAGAATTAAAGCGTCAGGAAGCGGAGAACCCGGAATTTATTTCAATAATGATAAAGATTGGGGAACTAATCCTTGTTGTGAGATTGCTTTACGACCATATCAGTTTTGTAATTTAACAGAAGTTAATGCTTCTAATGTAAAAGACCAAGCGGATTTAGAAGCAAGAGTTAGTGCGGGAGCATTCTTAGGAACTTTACAAGCAGGATATACTGATTTTCATTATTTAAGAGAAATATGGAGAAAGAATACAGAAAAAGATGCACTATTAGGAGTATCTATGACAGGTATTGCCGCTAATAAAGTAGCGGAATTAGATTTACATATGGCCGCAATTGAGGTAGTTAATGAAAATAAGAGAGTAGCAGAAATAATAGGGATAAAACCTGCGGCAAGAACAACTTGCATAAAACCTGCCGGAACGACTTCTCTTGTTTTAGGAACAAGTAGTGGTATTCATGCTTATCACGATGAGTATTATATTAGGAGACTAAGAGTTGGTAAAAATGAAGCGATTTATGACTACCTCGCCAAAGAGCATCCATCGTTAATTGAAGATGAGTATTTTAAGCCACACGAACAAGCGGTTATTTCAGTTCCTCAACAAGCACCATTAAATGCTATTACTCGTAATGAATCAGTATTTGATTTATTAGAAAGAATTAAGGAATTTAGTATTAGTTGGGTTAGAGCAGGACATAAAGATGGGCTAAATACTCATAATGTTTCAGCGACAGTTTCTATTAAAGAAGATGAATGGGAATCTGTCGGAGATTGGTTTTGGCTTAACCGACATTATTATAATGGGCTTTCAGTCCTTCCTTTTGATGGGGGAACATATACTCAAGCACCGTTTGAAACTTGCGATAAAGACAAGTTTGAAGAATTAAGCGGAGCATTGACAAATGTTGATTTAACGAAAGTTATTGAAACTCAAGACAATACTGACTTGTCGGGTGAATTAGCCTGTGCAGGTGGGTCTTGCGAAATATAAGGTGAAAACTATGAAGAAACTCTTTGCTACATACAAGGAGTATCTTTCAGCAGTAATAATAATGATTAGGGATTATTCGCCAGCGAATATCCATAGAGTAAAAATGGCAATAAATGTCTGTGAATCTTTGATAGATGATAGAGACAAAATATATAGAATGAATGATACTCTTATGCTTTGTTTTTGGGATATTAGAGAAGCGATTGAAATGGGTTTCCCTCAATATCTAAAGAAGGAATTAAAACTCTCTAAAGAAATAGTTGAGTATCATAAATATAATTGTGATGGTGAACCGGATTGTAAGGTTTGCCAAGTTCAAATAAAAATCAAAGAACAATTGAGGAATAACAATGAAAGAAAAAAACCCGAACTATACCCTGTCTAATAGGACAAAGAAAAGAATAGCCACACGATGCCGTGTGTGCGGAGGGCAGTTATTAAACGCCCAAGAAATTAAAAATGAAATTCACGCAGAATGCGATAAAGATAATAAAAATATTTATTTGATGTGATAATATGACAGAATACCAAAATGGAAGAATAAAAATGCCGGAATGCACAGTAAGAATAGCAAGACCCGATGATTCAAGAATAATGGATGAAACAACTATAAGATGTGATACACATAGTTTTGGAACTACAAGGTCTATTAGTATTCAAAGAGGAAAAAAAGACCCTGTTCATGCAGGATTAGAAGATTTTTGGAGAGGAATTATTTCTCCAAGAAATAGATACAGTAGAGGATTTGGCTATAAATTTAATCATGTTGTTATGATTAAAACCTGTCCTGTTGTATTAAGCCGAGAAGGTATTAGGTATCAACTAAATGGTAAATCATATAGCCTTGCTACCATATGTTCAGCATTAGCAAGGCTAACTTTCAAATCTTGTTTTGAAGATAATCCGGAAGTATTGTTGAGTAGTTTATATTCAACATTATCACTACCGGAAAATGTTAGATATTGTTTAGAGAATCGTGCGCCATATCATTTTATTCATGACTTTGAAAAAATAGAAGTTAGACTAAATGTTGTGCAAATAGATGATAATATGCTCGCTATGGAAATAAGCGATGGTGTTTGGGGAGAAATAACCCCAAGACAATTAGATACTTTTTGTAATTTTTATCATCTTGGTAAAGCAAGAGGTTCATGGAAAAAACTTGGCCCAAAATATTTATTCAAGAAACTAATTGGCCGAGAACCAACAACTGCTGAAAAGAAAGTTATGAGAGCATTTCTAATGCAGAACAGAACTCAAGATATGGTTGAAGAAAGAGCATTACAATTAGTAAAGGATTTATGCAAACAACATGATGGTCGTATTCATGCAGTTTATGATGAACTCGGAGTATTAACTACAATGTATGTTAGAGGTAGAGGCTACGATTGGAAACTAACTAATAACAGATATAAGACAGGAATACAAATGGTATCAACTTATATTTGGCAACCAAAGAAAGATGTTGTTGCTGAATTTGCAGAACAGAATTGGATGCTTGGAAACATTAGTGAAGTTGAAGGAACAAAGTATTTCAATATCACTGAAGATAATAAAGAAGATTTCAAGTTTTGGAGTGGGCCGATTTGTATAGACAATGTAGCGAATAATTCACCATTAGGCGACCAATTCGCAGGTAGAGCATTAGCACTTCTAAATGATTTAATAACAGTAAAAATGGTATCAACTATCAGGGGATATATGACACACGATGCGAATAAATATAGGATTGAGGGGAATGAAATTAATTTGCGAAGAATGCAGAAGCCAAAACAATGAGTTTAATGAACGGCTTGGCGAAACAGTTTGTAAAGACTGTGGACTTGTTTTGATAACAGAAATGTTTGAAGAGACAGTTCATATTCTTGATTCAACAGGAGAATTGGTTCATTCACCGGACAGAAATAAATTAGGTTCTGTAATAACAGGAAAGGGTTCTTTCAAGTATAATAAGTATGGAATGAATAGTGTTTTACCTAAGCATATCCAAAATGGAATTAGATTTTGTAATATGGTATTGGCGAATGTAGCACCGAATAGTTCTCTTCAACCAAGAATTGAAAAATTATACATTGATTGTCTAAATAGAAATATATTTGGTAGAAGTCAATACGAAGCAAGAGCAACCGCAGTTGTTTATTATGCTCTAAAAGAGAATGGAACACCGCACACTATCAAAGATGTATGCGCTGAATTTAACCCTAATGTTAAATCAGTTAAAAGATTAGTAAGGAAGATTAATCAGTTTCATAGAAATAGCATTAATTACAAACCGATTAATCCGCAGTATGCTTTGATACAGACATTAACAAAAATAACAGATGACATGATATTTAGAAATCAATGTATTCGGGTATTAGAGTATTTTGAAACAGTAGTCGTAAACTCAACCTTCAATAAAGGTAGGTCATACTACGCTTCTATTATTTGGATAGCGGCTAATGTATATGTTAAGGATAATATTACTAAAGAGAGAATATGTGAGAAAACAGGATTCTCAAGATGGATTGTTTGGAAACAAACAAAAGCAATACTGAATTTAATCGGTGTTGAATTAGTTGAAGAACTAAAAGGAAAGGAATTATAATGTTGAATAATAAAAATGGAAAATTGTATGTAGGAGATAAAGAAGTAATCAAAGGCTACGAATCGTTTAGCGGTTGGTATTGGTTTGCTACTGAAATAGAACAAGAAGATTATGGAGGACACCCTCTATATTTTGGCTATGTTCAAGGCTTTGAAAATGAATGGGGTTCTTTTTGGTATGGCGAACTTGAACCACTGATTAAACAGGGCAGAATTTGGGAAATTAAAGAAATTGATTTACCCCATGCAGGAAGGAGAGATTAAAATGTGGAAAGGAACAGAAGAAGAATTAGAAAAAATAAGAGTATCAAGACACAATACGGAAATGATGTATTTAGAAAGAAAAGAAGACATTGTTAAAGATATAGATAGATTGTATAATGCTGATTTAGAAAACAATATGACACTACTCAAAAAAGACGATTGGATTTTAAATTTCTTTATGGAAATGTATATCGCAGTTAATATGCTTAGTAGCATGGAGGAATCAAAATGATTTATTCATTAGTAGGATTAGGAACAGGATTAGTCTTAGGTTATTACTTAGGCTCAAGAAATAATTTAGATATTGATTTGTATAATGCCATTAAAGAAGAAATGAAAACAGAAAAAAAGCAAAGTATTTCAAATGCGACTAAAAAGGGAATGGCTAACTGTAAGAAAAGCCTTACAAGATTTACAAATAACATCTATGGGTGGAATGCTACCGATAGCGGGGATTTGATTCCCAATTGGGATGAACAAGCCCTTATTGATAGAATGAGAGTTGAAAGAAAAAGCCATTTATCTTATTCGCTTATAGCAAAAAGACTGAATGTAGAAGGATATAAAGGAAAGAAAGGCGGTAAATTTCAAGGAATAACAATTAAAAGAATATTAGAAAATGATATTCATTATAGAAGAGAAGAATTTAGGGAGGAATAAAAATGAAAAGAAAAGTATTAGTAATTGGAGCAGGTGGTATTGGGA